AACTACTAAGATTACAAGTAAAATTAATTACTTACTCATGTATTACTTCATATCAATAACAATAAATATGATGAGTAATATGAGGATGGATACTGTCAATACATTGAATATATACATATCTTACTGTCCTATGATAAACCTAGATGTACACCATATGATGTACACCTAGTTGCACTGTTAATCGAGATCAATCCCTAATGCAGCAGCTTGTTCATTTAGCTTAGCCATTAACTGATTATGTTTCATGGTATCTGCAATAGTTTGTTGTTCACGAAAGTTCTCTGACTTATCTGCTAATACACCTGTAATGTTTTCACCTGCCATTGCTAGGTTGTTGACCATAGATAGTGATGAGACAGTAGTTTGCATGAGCATACCAAAAGCATCGCCTAGTCCAGCACGTTTAGGTTGAATAGGTTGAGCTTGAGTAGTAGCAGTAGTTTGAGTAGCTTTAGTCATGAGTAATCTCCTAAGTTGACGTTGATATAAGCCTAGTTCTAGCGTGAGCGTTTGTGTAATGTGTAGTCCATGAAATAAGCATTCTTTTTTGTAGAGTGATATAGGGGGAGGGTATTTCCGATTTGTGTAAGCCAGACCCCAAGACCTACTGTCATAAGTAAATATAAAATTCCATAGAATCCTCAGAACATGTAAACTCATTTCAAATTAGCTAAGGGTTACTGCCATGATATTTAAGATTACACATACACATCATAAGGGTAGCACTTTAAGTGTATTGCCTAAGTCACAGAGATTACGTGTAGGGTTAATACGTGAAGGACATGAACTATGTAAGAAGGGTAATCCTAAAGATGTAGTTATATATAGTGCTTATCACTTTACTGCACAATTACCATAGGAGGGGGTATGTTTAATAACGATGAAGGAATAGGATTAGGTTAATGAAAATAATATTAGATATATTCCGTAGAGTTTTCTGTAAGCATAGCTATGTGCTAAAGGAAACAGTACACGGCGATAGAGTTATTTATCTTGGTTACACTCGCTCAATATGGATGTGTACTAAGTGTGATAAAGTTCACTTTAGTAAACACTTAGATAAGGTGTAGTTATGAATGTATTATTGATTATTACCACGGCGGTATCGTGGGGAATAGTAAGTCTATGTGCTTATTTATGTATTAAGTTATCTATCCTAGATGATGTACATAAGATACCTAAGCTAACCAAGTTAAGTAAGGTAGCATTACTTGCAGGGGTATTAGAGTTAGGATGTTGGTTAGCTGCAGTGTTGTATATAACTGAGGGATGTATGTAGATGGTAACTAAATAAGAAGCTCCGTATATCGGGGCTTTTTTATTATAGGTGTATTGGTTATGCTTGGGCCATTAACACAATGAGGTGTAACCCATGTTTACTAAAGAAGAATTGCAACAAGCTTTACCTGCCAAGATGAGCAAAGGTATTAGTGATGATCTGGTAATGAACCTTAACGCAATGATAGGTGATCCAGATCATTATGAACGTATTAGAGAGAACATGATTGGATATACACATATCCTGTCTGAAGGGAAATATACAGTAGATGATTATCTTAATGCTGTTATGTATGCATCTTACAAGATGGCAGGTATGACAAACATTGATGCGTTTAGTAAGACGTTCCCGGATAAGATGGTTCGATACCGTGCTGCAGGTAAGAGTGTTAATGCAATTAATAGTTTTGTCACGGCGTATAACAAGACTAAGTTAGTTACTAATATTCTTAGCCAAGCTTTAGTACCTGTACATATTCTTAATATGGATCTGTTTCAGGAAGCTGTGAATGTTGAAGCTGCATTAATGCGTAATGCTAAGAGTGAGAAGGTAAGGCATGAAGCAGCCAAAGCATTGATGGATGTGTTACGTCCACCTACTGAATCTAAGATTAAATTAGATATTGGTATGACTAAGAGTAATATTATGGATGACCTTGCAGAAGCCACAGCGAAGCTTGTGCAGGAACAACGCCGAGCAATTGAGACTGGACAGATGACAGCCAGACAAATTGCAGAGAGTAAGATCATTGAGGGGGAGGTTGTAGATGTTAATTAGTATTTGTATTGCAATGGCTGCAATTGTATTTGTATTTGGGTATGCCGTTACGAATGACGGAATGCGTAAGCATGGGAGTCATGAGTAATGGTTGATCTATCGGTTCAAAAGAAGAAGGCACCAACTGTAGAAGATTATCTGAATAATATTGATTACTCGGATTTAGAAGGCTATGTACCTACTGACTTTGCATTACAGTTCGTGAACTTTATTAAGTTGGTTAATGGTGGACAAGGTGAGGAGAACTTAACTCCTCTTGTTCACTTTAGAGTATTGGATAGTTTCACTACGGATAAACAAAACGTAGCAAACATGATGCATCGTGGTATTGGTAAGACTACCTTGATGGAGTATCTATTTCTTTACTTGGCTACTTATGAAGTGTTACCCGGCTTTGGTGTAGTGAACTTGGCTATCTATGTATCTGACTCAGTGGATAATGGTGTAGCCAATATGAGAAAGAACTTAGAGTATCGATGGGAGAACTCAGAGTTCTTACAACAAGTGTTGCCGCCTGAATGCTGTCACTTCACTAACAACCGTTGGGAGTTAGGTAATAAGAATGGGCACAAGTTAATTATTAAAGGGTACGGTGCTAAGACAGGTGTACGTGGTACTAAGGAATTAGGTAAGCGTCCGCAGTTAGCTATCCTAGATGACTTGGTTTCAGATGAAGATGCCCGTTCACCTACGGTTATATCTTCTATTAAAGATACAGTGCATAAAGCAATTAAGTATGCAATGCACCCAACTAAGAGTAAAACCTTCTGGTGTGGTACACCGTTTAATGCAGGTGATCCATTATATGAAGTGGTTGAATCCGGTGAATGGGAAGTCAACGTATATCCGATCTGTGAGAAGTTCCCATGTAGTAGAGAGGAATTCCGGGGATCATGGCCTGACCGTTTTACTTATGATTATGTGAAACGTACTTATGATATGGCTATTGGTGAAGGTACTATTGCAGGCTTTAACCAGGAACTTATGTTACGAATCATGAGTGATGATGACCGATTGATTCAAGAGAGTGATATCCGTTGGTATAGTTTAAGAACTCTTATGGCTAATAAGGATTCATTTAATTTCTATATCACTACTGACTTTGCAACCAGTGCTAAACAGTCTGCAGACTTTAACTTCATATCAGTATGGGCAGTGAATCATCTAGGTGATTGGTTCTGGTGTGATGGTATCTGTAAGCGTCAGACTATGGATCATACGATGAATGATCTATTCCGATTGGTTCAGAAGTGGCGACCATTAGAAGTCGGTGTAGAAGTAACAGGACAACAAGCAGGATTCATTCCGTGGATTACTGACCAGATGATGAATCGTAATATCTGGTTCTCACTTGGTTCACATGGTAATAGTTCACAGCCGGGTATACGTCCTACTACTGATAAGTTACAACGATTCAACGTTACAGTACCTATGTTTAAGAAAGGTAGTGTGTACTTTCCTAATGAGCTATATGAAGATCCAGAGAAACGTGATCCTGCTTTGGTAGAATTATTAGAGGAACTTAGATTAGTTGCTGCTAGTGGTTTTAAATCAAAGCATGATGATGGTCTGGATACTATCTCTCAGTTACCGTTACTACGATTAATTAAACCAAGTGAAGTAAGTGTAGGCCACTTAGGTAGTACGAGTATGTGGGATATAGAAGAAGAACAAGTTAATATGAATCCTCTTAAATCTTATATTGTGTAGGTCATCATGATTCTATTATCAGAGATAATCACCCTGCTACAAGGTGCTGAGTTTAACTCGTTGGCTATTGTAGAAGGCAAAGGCGGTGAAGCGCGTGTAAAGCGTACTGAGTATAACCGTATTATCAGTATGGTTAATGCAGGACTACAGGTGTTACACCAACGCTTTGAGTTATCCAAGAATGTATTACACCTCAAGACAACCAAGGGTAAAACTACTTATGTATTGGAGAAGTCTAATGCTATCTCTAATAACCAAGATGGTTTCATCCTTGATACTGTTGAGAATCCATTTGAAGATGACATCTTAGAAATCCTAAGTATCTTCTCACCGCATGGTCGTGAGTTACTACTTAATAGTTATACTGAGCAATACGTACGTGATCCATTGGTATTGGATGTAGATGTAGATTGTTTATATACATCACTCTATACATTGGATTACCGTACGCTACGTATACCACATAACTTAATTGATACTACGCTTACAGTTACTTATCGCAGTTCAGGTAAGAAGCTTAAAGAGTTAGTAGATCCGTTAAATGATCCCATTGATGATATTATTATTGGTATCCCTGCTTCATATATGAATGCCCTTACCTACTATGTGGCATCACGTGTATATAACTCTAAAGGTGCTGAGACTATTGGTCGTGGTATCTTCCATGAGGGTAATAATTACAAGGCAAGCTTTGAACAAGAGTGTGCACAGCTTAAAGCAGTTGGCTTTGAGAATGATGTAATGATTACTGATAATTCTAATTTTTATAACAGAGGGTTCGTATAAAAGAAAAAACCCCTAGTTGTCTAATCTAGGGGTAATCTCATGGCTTATATCAGGAAGTAGCTATGGAGTTGAGTACGCATTCCTTGAATCCAATATAACAACGCCAGATAATAATTACAAGGAATGTGTTAGTATTTTTCAAACTTGTTAGCCCTTGGTATTACTATGAATGATATTCCAAAAGACGATACCTTTGAGCCTATTGATAACCAGGAACCCAATCTAACTAATTGGAAGAAAGAACCTACAATAGCATTACTCAAAGAAGATCTTGAGATGGCCCGTATTCCACATGATGCACACATGAGACGTGTGGAAGATTGGCGTGACTGTTATAACGCTACAGGTGAATACGCTGCACCAGACATTAAAGGTCGCTCGCGTGTTGCACCTAAGTTAGTACGTAAGTTGGTTGAATGGCGTATACCCGCATTGTCTGAACCTTTCCTTGCTGCACCTGATCTATTTGAAGTAGAGCCCGTGACATGGGAAGACACAGGTGCTGCAGAACAAAACCAGTTGGTACTTAACTATCAGTTCCGTACCAAAATACAACTACAGCAATTTATTGAACGTGCTGTACGCCGATGTGCTACAGAAGGTACTGCAGTTATTCGTACTGGTTGGCATTATGAGGATGTAGATGTAGAAGAAGAGGTGCCTGTATTTGAATACGTTGCTGATGAGACAATGGCACAGGTATATGATCAAATCCTTCAACAACTACAAGAAGATCCATCTGTATACGATCAGATTCCTGCTAATATCCAGAAAGGTTTAGACCACTATACTGAGACAGGTGTTGCATTACGTGTAACACAGGTAGACTCTAATCTTGAAAAGGTATCCAAAGTTATTGCCAATCACCCTACTGTAGAAGTTTGTGATATTGGTAGTGTTTATGTAGACCCTACTTGTCAAGGTGATTTGAGTAAGGCTAAATTTGTTATATACGAATTTGAAACTTGTATGGCTGATCTTCGCAAAGACGGTAAATACAAGAACTTGGAGAAGATTAATGAACAACTCGCCACGCAACCACTTTCACCAGTCTCATCTCAATCATCCGAGTATTCAGGCTATAACTTCAAAGACTCCGAAAGAAAAAGAATCCTTGCTTATGAGTATTGGGGATATTTTGATCGTGATGATAACGGTATGTTACAGCCTATGGTGGCTACTTGGGTAGCAGATACGATTATCCATTTGGATGATAACCCTTTCCCTGATAAGAAGTTCCCATTTGTTTTTATTCCCTTAATGCCTATTCAAGACTCTGTATATGGCGAACCGGATGCAGAGTTATTAAAAGATAACCAGAAGATCTTAGGTGCTACGACACGTGGTATGGTTGACCTATTTGGACGTAGTGCCAATGGTCAAACTGGTTTCTCTAAAGGTTTCCTAGATGCAACAAACTTCACCCGATATAAGAACGGTGAAGATTACTATTTCAATCCTCAGAATGGTAATGCTGCAAATTCTATCTACACACATAAGTTCCCTGAGATTCCTCAATCTGTTATGTACATGCAGCAGTATTGGAATGGTGACGCAGAAGCATTAACAGGTGTTAAAGCATTTAGCCAAGGTATGAATGGTGCACAGTTAGGTGACACGGCTGCAGCAGTACGTAGTGCTATGGATGCAGCCAGTAAACGTGAGTTATCTATCTTACGCCGTATCTCAGAAGGTATTATTCAGTTAGGTCGTAAGTTCATTACTATGAATGCAATGTTCTTAACTGATCAAGATTATGTACGTATTACTAATACTGAATTCGTACCTATTCGTCCTGATGATTTGTCTGGTGAGTTTGATTTAAAACTTAGTATATCTACTGCAGAAGAAGATGCAGCTAAGATTCAACAATTATCTTTCTTATTACAAACTGGTCAACAAACAATGCCATTTGAATATGTGAAGATGATCTACTCTAAGATTGCTAAGTTATCTAAGATGCCTGATCTTGCCCACTTCATTGAACAGTATCAACCACAGCCAGATCCAGTACAGCAGAAGATGCAAGAACTTGAGATTGCTAAGTTGCAAGCTGAGATCGAAGAAGCTAACTCACGTGCTGCAGAAGCAAGAGCTAAAACACGTGTACATGATGCTGAGGTACAAGTACGTAATGCTCGTGCATCTGATATTCAAAGTAAGACAGATAAATCTAATCTGGACTTTATGAAAGAAGCAGAAGGTATTAAACATCAAGAAGAGATTGAGAAGATTAATGCTCAGACTGCTGCACAAACCCGTTCTAACTTAATACAGAATGAACAGAAGTTTGATCAGCAGAAAGACCTTAATCGTATGAATCACAATCAGACTCTACTGCAGAATCATGCACAGGCTCAGCTAAATCCAAAACCAATACATACACAAGGATAACTTTATTGGTTATGATGCAGGGGAATTATCCCCTGCTTTTTATTGGCTAAAGGAAAGTAACATGACTAACTTCACACCGGAAGAACTACATCGTGATGCAGAAGCACTTAAACATAATCTTGCATTAGGTGTTGCATTATCCAAGTTAAAAAACATTCCAGAGTTTCGTGCAATCGTAGAAGAATACACACGAACCCAGTGTTTAAATTTAACTAAAGAGAAGGCTTTACTTGTAAAGCAGGGATTAAATGCAGATAATCTACAGCAACAGATAGATGCAACCGCATTTTTCTCAATCTTCTTAGACACTATTGAAGCAAATTTTGAAAGTGCAAAAGTAAGTCTGACCGAATTAAACAACGAGGAATAAACTAAATGACTGTTAATAAACTTACATTCGAAGCAATTATGGACATGTCACCAGAAGAATTAGCACAAGTTAATCCATCTGATTTAGAAGCTGCAGAAGCAGAAGAACTAGCTCAATCGAACCAAGATCCACAACAACAGTCAGAACAAGATGACAATGATTTTGATAGTGACGAAGGTGATCAAGGTGACAAGGAAGATGAGCAAGGCGAATCTGACGAAGACAACGGCGATCACCAAGATCAAGATGATCAAGGCAATGAAGGTGCAGACGATGATAGTCAAGAAGACGATCAAGCGAACGATGAAGGTAATGCAGAATCTGATAACAACGATCAAGATCCTGAGACTGATGAATCGAAGAAGAAAACAGAAGAACAAACAGAAAAGAAAGATGATGTAATCTCTGCAGAAGATGCAGCCAAATACAAATCATTCTTTGACGTGGTTACTTCTGAATTCAAAGCAAATGGTCGTACATTCACTATCAATGATCCTGCTGACATTATTAGCTTGATGCAGAAAGGTCTTAACTACAATCAGAAGATGGCAGCTATTAAACCTTACTTTGGTTTAATCGAAGTCTTAAAAGAACACGGTTTAACTGATGCAAGTTCTATTAGTTACCTTGTAGATTTAAAAAATAAAAAACCAGAAGCAATTGCTAAACTTGTTCAAGAGTCAAAGATTGATACCTATGACTTGAATGAAGAAAAGGCAAATGCTTATGTGCCTACTCAATTAGACCTTAGCCCACAACGTGCAGAGATGGCAGCCATCGACCAAGAGTATGAAGGTGATGAAGACTTTGCAGTTGTATTGGGTGAAATTACTCGTTGGGATATTGGTGCACGTGAGTTATTACAAAAGAACCCTTCAATGATTCGTATGCTTATTGAACATAAGAAGTCAGGCATCTTTGATCAAATCATTCCAGTGCTACAACAACAGCAAGCACTAGGCAAAATACAAAGTAACGCCTTACAAGCTTATGATGATATCGGTCGTGCAATGTTTGCTGCTGCACAGCAAAATCAAGGTGAAGCCCAAGCACAACAACAAGCTAATCAACAACAGCAACAACACGCACCGAATAAACCTAAAGCTATGAAACAGCAGAAGGAAAGTCTTGAAGCCGCTAAAAAAGCTGCTAGTATGTCTCGTACACCACGCTCTCAAGCACAAGAAGCTAAACCAAAGTTGACAGAAGAAGATATCTTGAGTATGTCTGCAGAGGAATTTGCTAAAGTTAATCCAAAGTATTTGTAATAGGTAAGAGACACTATGCGTATTTATAACGACCCTGCTAATGGCAAACCAAGTTCACATGGTCCGCAACTTAAAAAAGCGTACTATATGAAGTCTGCTTTGGAAGAAGCAGTTAAAGAACAATACTTCACTCAGCTTGCAGACGTAACTGCAATGCCGAAGAACTCAGGTAAGATGATTGAACGTTATGTTCATATTCCATTGCTTGATGATCGTAACATCAATGACCAGGGTATCGATGCTACTGGTAAAAAAATTAAAGACGGTAACTTATACGGTTCGTCTAAAGACATCGGTACTATCACTGCGAAGATGCCTTTAGTATCCGAAGTAGGTGGTCGTGTAAACCGTGTTGGCTTCACACGTAAAACAATTAAAGGTACTTTCCAGAAGTATGGTTACTTCACTGACTACACACAAGAGTCAATGGACTTCGATACCGAAGAAGATTTAGAAGCGCAAGTAACTAAATCAATGGTAAATGCAGCCAATGAAATTACAGAAGATCTTTTACAGATCGACTTGATTAACTCTGCAGGTGTTGTTGTATATGGTGGTGCTGCTACAGAAGAAGCAGAAGTGGATGAGACTTCATTAGTTAAGTATGAAGACTTTGCACGCTTATCTGTTACTTTGGATAACAACCGTACCCCTAAAAATACGAAGATCATTTCTGGTTCTCGTATGGTGGATACCCGTACTATTAACGCTGCTCGCGTAATGTATGCAGGATCAGAAGTTATCCAACATCTTCGCAAGATGAAAGATTACCATGGTGAAAAAGCGTTTATCTCTGTAGAGCAGTATGCTAACGGTGGTGAAATCCTTCGTGGTGAAGTTGGTACTATTGACCAATTCCGTATCATCATTGTTCCTGAAATGATGAAGTGGGCAGGTAAAGGTAAAGCAGTTGGCGATGACAAAGCTATCCATACTACTGATGGTAAAGCTGACATCTTCCCAATGTTAGTGGTTGGTTCTGAATCATTCACTACTATTGGTTTCCAAACTTCTGGTAAATCAACTAAGTTTGTTATCTACCATAAGAAGCCGGGTGAAGCGACTGCTAATGCGGATGATCCATTTGGTGAACGTGGTTTCATGTCAATCAAATGGTACTATGGCTTTATGGTTTTACGTCCAGAACGTATTGCCTTAATTAAAACTGCATTACCACTTTAATATTTAATTGTGGTATATAAGGGGAGTTAATTACTCCCCTTTTCTTTTACTTAATAAACTGGAATCTCAAATGACTAAGATTACTGACAACACTAACTTAACTGATAACCACGATGACCTTGACGATTTTAAAGTTCCAGAGGTTCCAAAGAAGTCTCGACTTGAAATCTTAAAAGAACGTGCTACTCAATTAGGTATTACATATTCACCTAACATTGGTGAAGACACCTTAGCCAAAAAGATTGAAGATAAAATTAATGGTCAAAATGCAGAAGAAGCATTGGAACAACGTCAAGCCAAACCACTTAGTACAGCAGAACTAGCAGCGGCTAAACGCCGTGATGCAATGAAGTTAGTACGTGTAATTGTATCTCCTATGGACCCTTTACGTGCACAGCTTGAAGGTGAGATCGTAACTGGTGGTAATAGTTTAATTGGTACTATTTCTAAATACGTGCCATTTAATGTTGAAGCGGGTTATCACATTCCTGAGATTCTTTATAAGATCTTACGTGATCGTAAATACATGGCCCATTACACAGTAACTGATAGTAAAGGGCGTGAGATTAATAAACACCGTCTTGCACCTGCATATACTATTCAGATACTTCCTGACTTAACTGAACAAGAACTAAAAGATCTTGCCCGTGATCAACGTGCACGTTCAGGTAGTGCTGATTACGAGGACTAATAAATGGCTCAGGTTATTCCACCGGATATTGAGATAAAGCCATTTGATATCACTGAACTGACTACCGGAACGTTAGAAGGTACAGGGGTATTAGATGTATTACTCAAAACTCTAAAGGTACACCTAAAAGAGCAGTTTGATGATGAGCGTATTCGGGGAACTGAATACGCTTCTGCTTTTGTAGAGTTGTACACCGCATCTTTAACGGCTGCTACCAGTTATGCATTGGCTCGTCATAAACTTCCATTTGAGATTAATAATCTTGAATTAGAAGGTAAGTTGACTGATGCACAGATCCGTCAGATTGATTTATTACTTACTAAAGTTCCAGTTGAAATTGAAAACATTAAAGCGACTACTGAACGTGTTAATGCAGAAACTGAACAAACCAAGTTAATTACTTCTGATCGTATCCCTGCAGAGATTGCTAACCTTACTAAACAAGGTGAGTTAGCTGATCAACAGATCTTAGAATCTAAGTTCAATGTAGAACAGGTATTACCACAGCAACTTCTTAACCTTAAAGCTCAGACTGATTTAACTGTAGCCAATAAAGGACAAGTAACACAGCAAACAGATAATCTTACTTCTGAGAAAGCATTAACCGAAGCACGTACATCACAAGTAACTGCAGAAACAGTGAACGTTGGTAAGCAAGGTGAATTAATTACTGAACAAGTAACAGAAGCTAAGTTCCGTACTACTGAAATGCTTCCACAAGAACTCTTACAGTTAAAGGCTAACACTAACCTTACTGATAAGAAGACTGAGGAAGTAGTTGAACAAATGACTATGATCCCTCATCAGATCCAGTTAGTTGATAAACAAGTAGCACAGGTTACTGCTGATACTCTTTTAACCAATAAACGCACTGATCAGATTACTCAAGAGTTAGCGAAGATCCCTGCTGAATTGAATGTACTTGAGAAACAAGCTATTCAAATCACAGCACAGACTGAACTCACTAATAAGCAAGCTGAGCAAGTAGCACTTCAATCTACCAAGGTTCCTAAAGAGATTATTCTCTTGGATAAAGAAGCAGCCCGTAGTGATGCAGCTAATCGTTTAGCTACAGCACAAGCTGCACAGGTAGAAGCTGAAACATCTACACGTTTACCAATTGAAGTAGAGAACCTGATTAAACAAGGTGAGCGTATTGCTAAAGAATCTTTATTGACTGTAGCCCAAGCTGCTCAAGTTGAAGCACAGACAACCAAGGTTCCAAATGAAATCCAATACATCCAAGCTCAGATTGCTAACATGACTAAACAGAATCTCATCCTTGAAAAAGACTTTGAGATTAAAGCAGGTCAGTTAGATATCCAGAAACAGGAATTGGAAATCAGTAAAGCTAACCTTGCATTACGTCAGAAAGAGCTTGAAGCCTTAATGGCTAACATGCGTTCTACTGATGCACAAACTGCGTTGTATGCACAGAAGACTATTACTGAGAAAGCTCAGACAATAGCAGATGCTGCAGAACCTGATTCTGTACTTGGTTTAAATAAAGATGTACTACGTAACCAACGAGACGCATTCTTACGAGATGCTGAACAGAAGGTTGCTAAGCTTTATTTAGATTCATGGATTATTCGCCGTCAAACGGATGAAGGTACAGAAGCTAACATTACTAACTTACTTCAAGATAAGAACGTTGGTAATGCAATGGCTGCTTTACTTAAAGGTATTGGGGTAGATCCTAGTACCAGTGCCTAAACACTACGTATAGAATGGGGGACATTGAGTCCCCTTTTCTTTTGGATATAACTATGGGTTTATTTAGTAAAAAGAAAAAGACTTACGTTAATACGTCCATTACTCGAATGGTTGAAGACAAAGATATTCCAGACTTAGGTAAGACTGCAGCTATGGAATATGTTCTCTCTAACCAAGAGATATCAGTACGTACTGAACGTATGTCTATTAGTGAGATATACAACAAAGAAGTAAACAATAGCTTATCAATGAAGATGCGTAGTGCACGTAACTATGCAAAGAATAAATATGCTTATGGTTTACCTAAAGCGGATCTACTGATTAAAGAAGGTGTAGATGTTAAGCAGGCATTAATTGATTACTTGGCTTCTAAAACCAATGCAACAATCAAGATGCAGTACGCTATCTTTGGGCCAGTGAATAACTACCACTTCCTATTAGAGATACTAACTTCTGCTTATGGTTTTGATATTAAGACTAATGAGCTTACCGTATTAACACAGCAGAAAGGTTTTAAATGTTATCTACAAGATGCACAGATCGTCTATTGTTCTAATACAGTTAAAGAAGTGATCGATCCAGATTCATTAGTACAGTATGGATATGCTGCTACTTCTGGATACACTGACTTCCGTACAGAAGATCGTAAACGTAAACATACCCAATGGGCAGAAGAAGTATCTGCTGATCATGACTATGCTGTAATCTATGTATCCTATAAAGATACGCTAGGTAAAGAACAGGTATTCACATTCACCGAAAATTTCTTGGATTATGAATACTCAGGTAAAACACCTTCTGATGGATTGGATGAATCTAATACAGGTGATCTCGATCCTAACCGGGTATCTAATCCGGTAAGGGATATCTTTGAATCTAAGGATTACTATCAAGCCTGTTATGACTATGAACTTGCTGATGGCAGTAAAGGTACTACATTATTTACCTATGAGTATGGTAGTGGCGTTATCCAAGTATTAGATCGCTTATTCCATGCTGATCAAAAGATAGGTGAATACTTACCTAATATCTATGCACGATTAGATGGCCGTAAGTTAAATGATGATGATCTAAAAGACACTGACAGATTTAAAACATCTAAACAAATAGCCAGACGATTAGAACTTAACTATGACAATTGGGTAACTGAACTACATAAACAGATTGGTTCATTGCAATATGTACGTCAGATCCTTATGACCACAGCTATTAAAGTAAATGATGATAATGATGCACTAACACGTGAATACTTATATGAATACTTTATGGCTATGTATAACAGTATGCCGGATACATTTGCTGATACTGATTACAGTACCTTGAAAAAAGATTACTTATCTGGTGCAGCCAAAGTAGGTCAAACTATTCTGGTTAAGGATGAGGTTTATCAACAGTCTCTTACATTCAACTCTATTGGTTATGAAGATATTTTAGGTTCCATTGGAACAGTAGGTACTACTAAACACGATAGAGATAAGATTGTAGTAATGAATAATCGTGGATTCTTTCGTGGTATTTCTACTGTAGATGTACACTACTTTAGAAAGCAGCTTACCCCTAACGTGTATCGTGAGATTCGAGTATATGGTTTATCTACTACTCAATATGTTGAAGGAGGGTATACAACAGTATCTGCAGGTGGGGATGATAATTTAATTGTACCTTTTGATATTTCTGTACTAGATACCTTCAATAGTCGTGAAAAGAATGATCTCTACTGCAAGTCTCTTATTATCATGTTGCATACCGTACAGGTAGTTAAACAGAAGTGGTATCAGACAGGTATATTCAAAGTAATCATGTTTATTGTAGCTGTGGTGGTATCCCTATTTACAGGGGGACAGGGTATGACCTTGTATGCCGTCTTATATGCAGTAGCCCAAGCGGTAGTAATTAGTGTTGCTGTAACGCTTGTGGCTAAATTTCTAGTTAATGTATTACATATCGATGTGGGAATTGTATTCGCTGTAATTGCTGTAGTGGCTATTATCTATGGTGGATATATTGCCTTATCAGATACCGTAGGTGTAGCAGGAATTACAGCACAGCAATTATTAACAGTAGCTAATACATCATTCCAGATTAGCAGTGAAGGTATGAAACTACAGGCATTAAATGTAATTAAAGCAATCAACGAATCTGCTGATTCATTTAAAGCCAAGATGCAAGAATTGAAAGACCGTATTAAGGATCTAGGTATCACAGATATTAAATCTGACTATTTCCTTATGGCTAATGTACCTTCATCTATGGATATACGTATGGGTGAATTTCCTGCAGACTATATCGATAGAACTAAGGCAGGTGTGGATATGTCCATGATGGTACAATCCTTGCCGGGTAACTATGTAGATATGGCTATTAACATACCTACCTTCCAAGACTTTATGCGTGAATCAACCAAAGAGGAATAACAACATGGCTGAGATGTTTGATTGGGCAGGGAACCCTACTGCCTATGCACCGAATATGGGATTAACTGCCCCCAATTTCGGTATGTTAAAAAGTTCACTCACGCCTTTAGGGGTATCCACTTCTTACAATAGTGGGATGCCTTCTATTAGTGATTATATAACTGGTAACTATATGCAGTCTGCGGGTTTATCACCTAATGGTAATGTTACCCCAGGATCTACTTTAAGTGGTGTTACTGCTGATACAGGTGGATTCATGGGGGGTATGAAAAAGTTTGGTGACTGGTCTGCTAATAATCAAGCCTTATTAGGTTTAGGTGTTGGTTTGGCTAATGGTTTATTCTCTTTCTACCAGGGTAATAGATCTATGAACCTTTTAGAGAAGCAGTTCAAGAACCAAGAGCAAACCAATGAACGTAACTATCAGAATCAACGTCAGATGGTTAATTCACAATTAGCAGATCGTCAACGTGCACGTGTAGCTAGTAATTCTAGTTATATGGGTGTTGATGAATATATGAAGAAATACGGAGTATAAGATATGGCTCGTATTGATTGGCAACCGTTACAAGCTGCGCCAGTTAATGCTTCCTTCTTGGATAGTGCCAATGCAGGAATACTTGGTGGCGTAGGTGCAATTGGTAAAGCATTATTAGGGTATGGTAGTGATATTCGTGATCAGAACACTACTGATGCTTTAGCTAAGATTGCAGCACTCACTAACTTAGAGGATCTAGCGACAGGCCGTACTGCTATAGCGGATGCGGTAGCAGCACAAGGCCGTGGCGTAGATCAGCTTAAAGTATTACAAGCATTAGGTGCACAACAGGACACATTAACTAATCGTGCTAATGCATCGCTTAATCTACAACAGAATCAACTTAGTTATGATGAACAACAGGCTCAGATCGCTGACCGTGGAATCATTAACCAAGCATTGCAATTATCTGCTGCAGGTAAGACAGGTGAAGCTCAGGCATTGTTAGGGCAAATACATAGTAATGCTATGCCACTGTATAACACCTTAACTGATGACAAGCGTTATGCTGCTCAACAAGAACGTCAGAAAGTACAAGATGCATTACAAGAGAAGCATTGGAATCAGAACTATCAACTACAGTTGAATTCTGATAAACGTGCTGATCTATCTACTGCAGCTTCACTTACTGGTTCTCTATTCCCTAATGCGGGTACTACTGAACAGAAAGTAGTTTATGACCCTACTACTGGTGACTTCAAATATGAGACGGTTACTAACCCAACTCGTATTGATGCATTTAGTTCATTGATGGGTAATTTATTTTCTGCAGAGTCGGGGCCTAATCAAACACATCGAACTGCTGACGGTAACTTACTTAAATCACCTAGAGGTGCATTAGGTGTAGCACAGATTATGCCTGCTACTGCTGCTAAACCGGGTTATGGAATGAAGCCTATTGATCTTCATAACACTACGGCAGAACAACAGAAAGCATGGGCTACTGAGTATATCAGTCGTATTGGTAAAGCACATGGTTTCTCAGTTCCTGAATCGGTAGCTGCTTATAATGCAGGTCCGGGTAAAGTACAAAAAGCAGTAGCTACAGCCAAAGAAAAAGGAGGTAGCTTCTTATCTTATTTACCTAAAGAAACACAGAACTATGTTCCTCAAATTTTAGGTAGTAACTGGCAGTCAATGTCAGGTACTAAGATGAAAGACTTTGTACAAGGTAGTCCTGCTGCAACAACACCTAGTAAAACTACAGTAGCCAAAACAAATTCAGTTAGTCAGGCATTGGGTATCCCACTTAATGCTAAGGTAGTAGCTGCTGCACAGACTGAATATAAAACTGCTTTAAGTAAGCTAGGGACTGTAGAGTCTGGCCCTGAATCTCCAATGTCAGGTCAGAAGACATTAGACCAATGGCTATATGATAATCGCAATGCTAAAAATAATTCTAATTCTGTAACACGTTTATTCAATGCTACAGATGCGGATGATGTTTATAACATTGCTCAAAAGAACGCTGAGTTTAAAAAGTTACCTACCTCTAAGAAATTAAAGGTACTGGATAACATGATGTCTTATACCAAGGCTAACCAAGGATTGTTCTACAAGAATCCTGGGGATATTAATGAAAAGATTAATGAAACCATTCTTGAAGATCGTAAGCTTGCACAAGCAAATATTGATGCTAAGCGTACAGCGTTATTAGATAGCTTTGTAAACAAAGTATTAACTGATGCAGGTTTACCTCCAAGTGCTATACCTAAACAGTCTTTATACGCTCTATTTGATCCTGAGTGGGCTAAGAAGAAGGGTAAAGCTATAGGTAAGGTTGACAATCCATTTCATAAATAAAATCAGTATCTGATAGGATAGGCGTGTTAATTAACACGCTTATTTTATTTCAGGTATAAACATGGCTAAGTATAAATCAGTATTTGATGTAGGCTCTAAGCAGACTTCTGTTATGGAAGCTTTGGGGCGTATATCTTCTGAGCTTGCTCCTAAAGTGGTATCTGCTTCCATTGAGCAATCTCCAATAGCAGCCAATCGACCAGAATCATACGATCCGGTTGCAGAACAATATGCATCACTCCAAGACTACATCAATGCAGGTGGTATACCTTCACGTGCTACTAAAGAGTTTTATAACGATGTATCTATTGCAGCGTTACAACCACAGGTAGACCAGTACCATAAGCGTAAAGAAGAAACAGGATTGCTTTCATATAACAACCTTACTTCTAGCAATCCAATTAAAAGTGGTGCAGCCAATCTACTTAACTGGACAGCACAAGCAGGTGCTCACTTAGCTGAACTTGGTTTGAATGCTTATGCGGGTAATCAATTATCTGATGTACGCCGTGACTATGCAGGTGTACCCGATAACGTTATAGCTGCATACCAGAAACAATTAGCAGGTGGTCAGTTAAGCCAAGAAGAGCAGAATCTATTACAGGGTTCTAACCCATATGCTATTAAAGGCTTTTGGGATTTCAGTGCACCTAAGACGTATAAAGAAGTATTGGATAATGCACGTCAAAAAGAAACAGAAGCTTATGCCACTATTGGTAATAAGAAAGCGGGTATACCAAATCGATTAGATACACAAAGTTGGTATAACCATTTAAATGAAGAAAACTATCAACAATCATTAGGTGATCTAGCACAAGCTAAGACTGATTGGGAAACTGCTAAATCACAATGGGAATCAGGTGAATATGGATCTGCAATCCTTTCTGCTCTATCTGCTACTACTGACACTGCTAGTAATGTAGCCCACGCTATTAAAGAAAATCCTGCTTACTTAGGTGATTTAATGGCTACCACTGCCCCGTACTTAATTCAGCGTACAATGGGTGGAACTATGGCATTGGATGCACAGCGTTTAGAGAATGATAACCGCCGTAATTTCCAACAACGTACAGGTGAGATTAATCCTTCTACTGGTGAAGAACTGGCAATGACTGGTGCTACTGCAGGATATAGTGCATTAAACTTTGTTGAAAATGCTATGGCATTACGTGCCTTAAAAGGTACAGTACCAAGTACAGGCTTAGCAGAAGCTTTAGGTATGGGTACTATTGGTAAAGTAGCATCACCTGTTACTCATATTGCTAAGACTGCAGCAGTAGAAGGTGCTACTGAATTTGCACAAAACCAGATTGAAAATTCATGGGGTAACTTATCTACTGACTTTGATTTAGTAGATAACGTAGAAGCAGGTGTATTAGGTGCTGCTATGGGTGCGGGTTTTGCTGCTCCAGGATCTGTTATCCAAGCAGGTCATATAGCTACCGATGCTATTGGTTCTACAATGCAACAACGTGCAGCTAATAAAGTAGGAAGTGCTGATCAATCACTTGAGGACTTATCTAATCCAGAAAGCCCTTCATATGCTCCAGATAAGGCCATTAACCGCATCTTAGCAACAGACTTACCTAACAGTAGTCCAGAGAACTTATCTGCGATTAAAGAGCAAACAGACGCAATCTACAATGAAGCACAAAATCAATATAACGTAGTAGATCAAAATATCCGTGATGCTGAGAACCTACCTGACTTACAGGCTAAATATGAACAGTTCAAAGCTAAGGCAGAAGAAAACCGTGCTAAGTTTGCTGATAATCCAGAGATGTTAGCTAAGGTTGAAGAACTCATTGCACAGAAAGATGAATTGCTTCAATCACAGCTTACCCGTGCACAAGATATCTCTAATGATATGGATACCTACATTGCACGCCGTGATGAATTAAAAGCCACTCTTGATCGTACTCAAGAAAATTACGATGCATTTAATAGTTACTATCAGAACTTACAACCAGAAAACTCAGTACAACGTACAGAAGCTGATGAGATCTTACAGGCTCCTAGCATTTCTCAGGCTAAACGTATTCAAGAACTTATGGCTGATGAGAATGTACCAGAAGCTACACGTTCTACTTTACGTGTGGTTAATGATGCGATTATTGCTCAGAACCAAATGAAAGATCTTGGTATCGTAAATAATGATGTAACTAAAGGTGGTGTAGGTTATCGTGGTTTAGCTCAGTACATGGACTTCATGGGTAAAGCTATCCAACGTAATGAGCCTACACGTCAGGAATCGCTACTACGTGATATCTCTAATTTTGAATTTACTCAATCAGGTAAATTAGATGCATTACAACAAGCACAAGAAGCTGCTAATAATTTAAATGTACGTATCCAAGTTACACGTAATACAGACGGTACTTGGAATGTTCATGATAATGAACAGATCTCTAATGACATCTTTAAAAAGAACCAAGGTGTATTAGTACATCCAATGAAAGCAGATGGTACTGGTGGTTCACAGCGTTTAATTAATTCATTGGCTGCAGAAGTAGAGGGTATTAAAGCTACTAACTTAGCTATGCAGGAAATGGTTAAATACTCTAAGCAAAGCCAAGAACAAACAACCACAGAACAACCAGTACAAGACACTGTATCAGTAGACCCATTTACCGATGCTATGGATGCACTAAATAACTTTGAACGTACTAATGGCCGTGACACTGCAGCACGTGAAAGAAGTAATTCTAAACGTGTATTAGGTATGGCAGATCCTAATGTGATAACTGATGTTACTGGTGAAAACTTTAATGAAGTAAGAGATCAAGCATTAAAGCGTGCTAGTGATATTCGTCAACAAGAATACGAACAATTAGTCAATAATACTAAGACTGCACCAGTATCAGAGCAGAGCGTAAGCGAAGCGACAGATACGGCGGTGCAGGCTGAACCAAGTACACAAACAACCCAACCAGAAGCAGCAATAGAATCTGATGCTAATACTGCAGTATCTCCTAAAACTACTATTGCAGTAGAGGGTGCTATTAGTCCTTTGGTTAATTCCTCAGTAGAGTCAGTAAAAGCAGAGAAGACTAAACCTGCAAGGCAACAGAACCTTGTGCTATCTGGATTCACTCAACGAGTACGTAATGGTTTAAATAGTCCATTAGTTATGGCTACTAACTTCCGTAGTAACTACTTGAAACCAGAAAACTATAAGGCCATTGCTGAGCGTTTAGCAGGTATACAGCTTACTGAGAAACAGGCACAAACTTTAGATACATTTAATCGAGTTGCTGAGTCTCAGTATCCGGTGATTAAAGATATCGTTGCTACTCAAAAGAATGCAGATTATCGCCATACTGCATTTAATGATTTCTTGTTAAATGAACAAGGCGAATTAGACGAGAATACTGCTACAGCTATTAGTGCTGCTGCATTCTCTTGGTTAGGGGAGAATGGGGGTAAGACACGTGATACACCACAGGATGTAATTAAGAAACTTGGTTTATCCGATATTGATGAATTACCTCCACATGTATTCAATCGCCTTACATCTATTGGGGTACATCGTGCAACTTTAGCTGCATCATTAGGTCAACGTATTTATCAATCACTTGGATTCAAAATGTTTGATGATGTAGACCCTAAACGCCAATCTAAACTTGAAATGGCATTAGGCCATACAGCTATTGCTGCATTACTAAAAGATAATCTACTTGAACAGGATTCAATTACTGCACAAGAGATGAAGGAATTACGTAATGATGTAATACGTAATAATGAAAGTGCTAAGGATGAAGGGGATGTAGATTACTCAGGTACTTCATATTTCATTCGTCCTAAGATGACAATGACTGATGGCGACCTTGCACCTACACCACGTGTTAATCAGATTCGGGAAGCCACTAAAGAAAGTGGTTCAATACTTTCTAAGGTATTTGGTTTTACTCCTGACCGTTCATTACCTACATCAGAACCTGTCACAGAAGTAATTCAGGAATTCAATAGCCAAGGATCTAAAGTTCCAGATATGGCTAAAGAAGTAATTTTGAAGATGCAATCTACTCCGTATGAGTTTAATACGGATATGACTCGTATTATGGATAAGCTTGTAGATAACCATGGTGATAAATTAAAAGAGATGTTTGGTTATGTACCTGCGGATGAGTTAGCTAATAAACATGTTTATTTTCGTGATTCACAAAAGGCAGTGAATGAGGCTATTGAACGCTCATTGGATATTGCATTTGATGCACGTAAAGCTGTGAATGATGGTCAATTCTATTTGGCCCAAAACATGTGGAATAACCAACGTAGTGGTTATGAATCTGCATTTAACTTACAGGCTGATAAAGTACATCGTAGTATTGCTTCATTGGTTGAAGATCGTATTGAAGTACCATTAAATGAAATGCCTTTTAATGATAAAGGCGAACTCACACAGTATGGCGAATTCTTACGTGCTCTATCATTCCGTATGGAAGAAGCAGTAGATAAGATGGACTTTGAAGGTAAGACTGCAGATACAGTTGATAAAGTTCAATTAGAAAACTTCATCCCTTATTTTGATAACTACATTAATAGTCCTCGTGTTGTTACTGCAACCGAAGCTATGCTTCGTCTGCGTAACCACGATGACGTAAATCCTGCAGACTTAGATACCGTTATTGATATGGTTAAAGAGTTTGGTATGGGTGGTTTATCTTTATCTGCACTTAATACATTGGCTTCAATGTTAGAAGCTAAACAACGCGGAGATAAGTCATTTACTGCAGCTTTACCGGGTGAATCTGATGGTGTAACCAATGGATATGCATTAACACAGGTAATGTTAAATACAGCCAATAATGAAGGTTATAAATCAGTAGGTATATTCCCTGATTCAGAAATCACTAACGTTCCTCAATATCGTGAACGTGGTGGATTGAATGGTGGTAAAGGCCGGGATGTATACCAACAGTTAGGTGATCTACAAAAGGGTATTTGGAAAGAAGAAGTTCGTGATGATTCACCACGTGGTAGAGCAGTACGTTCCCTTGATTATATTGATACTGCTTATGGTAAACGGGGTGGTGCTAAACGTGCAGCTACTCCATTTAACTATGGATCTGGTAATGCGTCAGTAAACCGTGCATCTGCACGTGGAACACTTAAAGCGTTCTATCAAAAGTTAGAGAACTCATATAACAGTCCGGATAAAGATAAGAATCTTAATAGTGATAAAGCCGCTATTAATGCAATCCTTACTTATGCTCAAGAGATTGGTTATGACGTACCGTTAGTTAAAGACTTTGGTAATGTTCTTGACTTTACACTATCACGTGAACAAGAGGCAGCGTTTATGGCTGCTGATATTGCATTACATGGTGAAGCAACTACAGAAGCACTTAAAGCATTGGCAGGTCCATTCATTCAATCACGTGATCGTAAAACATTGTTAGCTACTACAGCGTTTGAAGTATATGACTCTGTACTTGAGCATATGATCAATGAAGCTACTGAGAAGGCGCGTAGTGAAGGTAAATTACTTGAAGTGAAAGGTAAGGCTATCGAAGGCTTATCTGCTAAAGAGCTTAAAGCAATTCAACGTAAAGCTAATAAGTTTATGCCTTCATTGGCTACACCAATGGGTATTGAATCTGGTCAAGCATCTACATCTTCTATTCCACTTATGAAACAAGAAGTGAAATGGGATCGTAGCCCAATGTATGAGATGCAGCTTAAATATAATGGTGTTCAATCTATGCGTACTGGTGTACGTGAATACCGTTATGTAGATCCGGGTGTATCTGGTTTGGCTTTATATATCCAATCACATGATGCATATATTACATTCCGTACTATGAAAGACCATGCAGTACAGAATTTCCATGATGCTAACGCAGGTAATGCTTACCAATTGAACGCTATTGCGCGTACACAAAACGAAGCGTTCTTAGATGCTGTAACGATATCCCATGCAGGTAAAGCTTTCACTACGGCGCTGTTAAAGCCATTTAAAGGTATTGTGGATACTAAACTTCCGTTATCTAAAGAAATGAAGTTACGTCTACGTAATAGTGCAGTAGGTTTAGCTAGGTCTTATAACCTTAAATTAAATGCCCCATATGCTGAGGTATTTAGTCATGTGGTTGAACAGGAGTTTAATGCTGACATTGCTAAGATGGAACGCATTATCCAACAGGAATATATCAACCAGTATGGTACAGAAGGTGGTGAATATAAAATCACTGATGAGAAACGTACTGAATTGAATAAGAGACTCGAGTCACTTAAACGAGCTAAAGCTAAAGCAGTAGAACAGGCTAAACAGATTGGATCTGATTTAGGTAATTACCTTAAAGGCACTTCTGAAATTATTGATAAAGAAGTACCTAAACCAATTGCACCACAGCCAAGTAAAACAGTTATGGGTGCAATCTTAATGGAATCCCCAATTAAGGGCCCTGCTGATTTAGTACAACGTGTTAAGCAAGAATTGAAGGATTACACACATCAAGGTGGTAATACAGGTCGTTATGCAAGTTTATATTCTTCTTTATTGGATATCGCATTACCGTCTATTCCAAAGAACTTGGATATCCAGACTTACCAATCATTTGAACAAGTACCAGTAGAAACACGTGGTCTAATTGAAGCACGTGAACAAGGCACTAATGCATGGTTCATTACTGGTGATAAACCACAGCTTATTCTTGTATCTGATGGGTCACTTAATACAGGCATCTTTGTACATGAAATTATGCACGCTGCTACAGCTAATGCTATTCGTGAAATACAGAAGAACCCTAACAAGTATCCAAAGGCACAAGAGTCGTTAGATAAACTGACACGCTTATATGAACATGTTAAATCTAAGACTACAGATAGTAGCCCTGAGATTGTTAAGTACGGTACACAGAACCTAGATGAGTTTATTGCTACTGGTTTAACTGATCCACGATTCATTAATCATTTAGACAGTATTGTAGACGTACCTAAAGAAGCGCGTGGTATGAATAAACTACTTACTGCTTTCCGTGGTTTAGTATCAGGTATCTTGGATGCACTCTATGCAGTGGCAGGTAAGAATCGTAAATACAATCCAAAAGAATTAACTGCATATGAAGCATTAATCCTAGATTCAGTAGAGTTTATTGGACGTACACAAGATATCTCTAATACTAAACAGATGGATATATTAGGTGCCCCTAAAACTGCAGCTAATGCACAGGTATCTAACTACACTGCTAAAGAAGTATTTGATGCTATCGATGATGGAAAACTTAATTCTGAATTTAAAGCACATCTAAGCGAGTTAATGACTAACGTTACTGACAAACTTATGAATGAATCTTCTACTACATTCCTACGTAGTAAGAATGCTTATAGTCCTGATGCACTATGGGATAAAGCATTAAAGTCCGGTAAAGCCCCATACACTACTGCTGCACTTACTGCAGGTTTTAACTTAACTGCACAAGAGCAATTCGCTATTGAAGCATTAGAAGTTGCAACCAATGCTGTTATTAAAGATAAGTCACTTACTCCGGTATTCCGTGAGATTCAACGTATCTATGATAAAGCACGTAATGACCTTAAACCTGAAAACTTCCATCCGGGCGATTGGTCAGTAGCTTCACCTGCACAGAAGAAAGCTGCAGAAGCTAAATATGAACATGTCTTTGGTATCTACTCTAAAGGAGACCACTTTGCTAAGTTTATGGCTATGGCTTTAGGTAGCCAAGAAGTAAATAGCTTACTGAACTTTGGATTAGAGAAAGAACGTATTGGTAAACAAACGCCATTCGATAAGTTATTGGCTGCTATCGATACAGTAGTGAATACTGCTTATGGATTCTTAACACGTACACAGCTTGAACATACTGCAGATAAGAAGTTACCTATCTTGGCTGAACAGCTAGTGGATATTGATTTAAAGAACCGTAATAAAGCATTAACAGTAGTTGAAAAAGCTATCGATGCTGCAGAAGAAATCTCTAATAAGGTGACTACTAAATCACGTGCCAAGATTACTAAGATATTAGCTAAGTCACCTACAGCTAATTCTAAAAATAAGTATGTGAAAATTGCACATAACATGGCACGTACATCTGCAGCAGCAGGTAATGTATTTGGGATTATGGATGTATTAAAAGAATTTCGTGAAAGTGAGAAGCCTAATGAACGTTTAGGTTTTGGAGGTGAATTACTAAATGAGATTGCATCCACTAATCCAAGTCAGGCAGTAGCGCAAAAGTTATTGAATACTGCTAAGCAGAACGAGACTATGCGTAAGCGTATTAGTGATGTAGTTAAACATGATTTGTTATCTATGTTTGATAACCAAGGTAAAGACTTAAACCGTGAACAACGTAAAGCAATTACTTATGGTGCATTGCGTACTGATATGCAAAGCCTACTTAATCACTTTGACGTGTCTGGTATTAATACATTGGTTAAAGATAATGTAGCTTTATCACGTGAAATCAAGAAAGCTGAATCTAGTATCAAGGATGTCATGAAGATTAACCGTGCTAAAGATTTAGCGTGGTATATGGTTTCTGGTGAAGCTGCAAATATGTTAGCCAAGAATGCTGAATTAATTGCTATGGATGGTGGGTTTATTGCCAATACCAAACCATCTCCTAAATTGGTTGAACAGATTGATAAGCTTGTATCGCTATATGCAATTAGTTATTTGAATACATCTGATCGTACAGCTTTATCTGAGGTAATGGATAAAGAGTTAGCACGTGGTAAAGACAACGGTATTGAATCGTTATTAAAGCTACATCAGTCAATGGTTATCGATTCACGTGATGCATTATTTGCAGGTAATCCTTTATCAATGGTTAAAGGTTATTTACCTGAAATAACTAATAGCAATCGTGAACTTGTAGTAGCACGTACAAGTGCAGAACGTGATCGTTATGAGAGTGCTTACTATAAGAAGATTTCTGATCTGCAGAAAGATCCATTAGATCCAGATACTAATCCTGCTACATTGTATTTCTCAGAAGATGCAGGGCATCAGCGTTATGTATCAGGCGCTATTGCATTGAATAACTATGGACGTAAAGGGCAAGAAGTTCAGATGACTCCACAAGAGTTAGCCAATGCACGTAATGCTGTACGTAGTCGTATGAGTCGTGATCCTAATTATGATCCACGTAAGAAAGATTCACGTCATATGGTTCCTAACTATGATACTGATGGAAACATTATGGGCTTCTCTTATGAGATGACGCATCAAGTACGTGACAGTTTCTTAGAGCGTAATAATGACTTCTCAGATATCTTAGGTGCATTTGCTGCTACTGGCTATGACAAGCTAACCACTGCAGAACAGAACAACATTGTGATTGAGACATTACATCAAGACTTCTTAGAGAATTATGCTAAAGCTCCATTAAGTTACTTACGTATTGAGCCCTACTCTAAAGATCCTGTAATTGCACAAGCATGGGCAATGATGCCACAACAAACACGTGACCATATCAAAGCAGTTACGGGTGAGAATGCTTTATATGTTAAGAACGATGTATTCCTTACAGTGTTTGGTGCACGTAAGTTATCTATCACTAATGCATTTGATAAAGAACCTGATTTCCGTAATGTAGGTGAGAAAGCAGTAGTAGCTGTTATGGGTACACTTACTGAATTGTTTGGCGGTAACTCTCGTACAAAAGCGGCTACTGCAGAACGTGTATGGATGAAAGCAGTTCAGCTTATGAAGAGCTTTGTGGTTATCCGTAATGTATCAACTATGGTTGGAAACATTGTGACTAATACATTTTTATTAATGGCACATGGGGTATCACCATCTACCTTGATTAAAGATACTGTTACAAGTGTTAAAGGAGGTATTCAATATAGAAAGGATATGGCTGAACTAATCAAGCTACAAGCTAGACAACGTGCCAATATTGGAAATGCAAATGAATTGCAAAAAGAGATAGATCGTATTCAGGATTCACTTGATCGTAATCCACTGAAAGGATTTATTGAGGAAGGTATGCTAAGTGGGATTGTAGAGGATATCGATCCATCAGCTAACATGTATTCTTACAAGTCAGGTATGGAACGTAAATATGAGGATGTGATTGATAAAGTACCACAGACTGTACGTACTGCAGCTAAATGGTTGTTTGTATCGCCAGGTACTCCACACTATCAATTCTTACATAGTGCTACACAGTTCTCTGACTTTAGTGCTAAGTATGTTCTATACAAACATGCGACCACACGTAAGCGTGATCGTCTAAGCCATGATGAAGCAATTCAACTCGCTTCTGATAACTTCATTAACTATGACGTACCTACATCTGCAGGTATGCAGTATTTAAATGATGTTGGTTTATTAATGTTTACTAAATATAACTTACGTATCCAGAAAGCATTGTTCCAGTTAATCGGTAAACGCCCTGCTTCTGCAATAGGTCAGGCTATCTTATTAAATGCGATTAGTAATCTACCACCTGGTATTGATCCAATTGTATTTAATCAATGGGGTAATCCATTACGTAGTGGTCCATTTGGTTTATCAGGATCTTGGGATGAACCATTCCCAATCCAAGCTTTAAAAACATTGTTCTAATTATTAAGACACCCCTTGCCATCGGGGTGTTTTGTAAGAGAAGTCGTAGAACATTTGCGACTGAAAGGAGCGAATGCTTCTGCTACTTCTCGTATCAATGTGATCAATAAATTATAGTCTGGCTAAACACCCGACATGATCGATAGAAGGCCCTTAACTAATAAGGGCTTTTCTTATTGCCCGTCTACATAAATTTTATATAAACGTGCATCTGAATTATGCAATTGAATACGCGGTTTTGCCTTTACTTCTTCAATGAGTTCTGGAACATTCATTGCGTAGTTAGAAGACATTAAAAGTAATTCAGCACAAGGCTCTTTACTATATTTACCTATCCATACGTACATGGCATATACGTTAGTAGCTTTGGATATATCTACTTTAGGATTATCAATGTCTAGTATCATCGGACACCTTTACATTTGGATCATGGGTTACTTCTTGAACATCAATAACCATCATACTTACTAACGTGAACCCTGCAGGAAATACACGGGTTTGTTTGGCTAACTTCATCATTAATGAGTGAATAGTTAAAGACTCTTGACCAGGATCTGAATCAACTGAGATAACCATATTCATGCATTCTTGTGTGACTTTATTACGTAAGAATACTGCGTACTGATATGTCAGAAAATCATCATTCCCCATTCGCTTGGACTTCTGCGAGTTCTTCATAAGATCCTTCCAAGTTTTCATAGAACCACGTAGCGGTACTTTCATTCTTAGATCCCATCATGGTAGCAATAACAGCACCATTCATGTAGTTAAGATCTACGGTATAAATACCTGCTTCAATGTGATGATTAAGTTGCATCACACATTGGTCAGATACAGTGTATTGTTCAATTACATTAATCATGTTGGCTCTCTATCAGTAAGACACCACACCACATTTTTAGGGATGTAGATAATGTCAGGGTTCTGTTCATCACGGTCCCAATCCAATTCAGGATAACGACCATAACGTAAATTGACTGCATAGCAATCATCACAAGGTACGAGTTCTGGCTTATATGGACTAACGCACAATGGATAATACTTACCGTTACGTAACTGGATATGCCAAGTACGTACTTCTGGATTCTTTTCAGGAAACGTTGTACCTGTATAACGTAAGAATGCATCTCGTATCATAGACTTTGCTTCTGCTACAGAATTAACTGCAGCCCCACAACCTTCTAAACGCTTATGCTGTATATTTACATGGATACGTTTAGGGTGAGCACAAAAGCCTAATGATACTTCTACATCCTTGGTTTTATATGTGGTCTTATCTTTTAGGAAAAGTTCCACAAATAATTCATCAAGATTATTCATCATTTCAGTTTTACCTTAGTAACTTTACCCTTGAAGTAGCCATACATATTGCTATCTTTCTTAGGTCGTTTATACAGTTGATAAGTACCTTCAAACTTGTACACTCCTTCTTCTGTATTGCTTTTAACAAAACGTTCAAATGCAAAGGTACAGATATCAGAATAGAATGCAGGGCCACCAGATAGATCTGGCATATCCAGTTTGAAGTGAAGTGCTTCACTTCCATCGTGAGCTACGAAGAATGTGCACTTATATACTTGGTTTGGTTTAGGGTCTAAATGTCCCCAAGTGTTATACATGACGCTCGCTTTATACTGAGCTTCATGTTCAGAGAATAACTCACCATAAGCAGGCATGATGTTTCCTTGGTTGTTTATTTAGATGATGCAATCGGTGGTATGTAGGATTCCAACCTACAAGCAGTACACACTCATGTCAGGGGGCAATATACTGTTTACGGATACTATGCATTGGCACGATACCTGAACCCATTCTGCAGATAGATTCCCGATTACATCTCTAAATAAACAAAGGGATCTTATCGATCCCTTTTCTTTCGTTTGTTGTATAGGCATGAGGCGTAACCTATACAAAAAACTATAACTACAAATGGCAGTACATACGTCACTACCATTACGATTAATGAAATGACGTATGCAACTACAGTAATGAGAATGATGCTACCAATCACCACTCCCACTACCATAATTGCCTTATTCATTAACGTTTACCGAATACAGTCTTACGTGCACCGAAAGTACGTTTAGCAGGTTGTTCTTCTGCTTCACCATCATCTTGATCGGCATCATCGTCTTCTACTGTTTCTTCTTTAACAGCTTTTTTAGAACCGAATGTACGTTTCTTAGGTGTAGGTTTTTCTTCCTCTAAGTCGTCTTGATCTTGGCCTTGATCATCATCGCCTTGATCTTCGTCTTCTGGTTCAGGTTCTACAGCTTTTTTGGTTTTACCAAAAGTGCGTTTAGGTTTAACAGTTTCCTGTTCTACTTCGCCTTCGTCATCATCAGAACCTACGTCTTGATCTGCATCATCCGCATGTTCTTCTGCTTTCTTTTTACCAAAGCTTCGTTTAGTTGTAGCAGGTTTTTCTTCCACTTCGTTGTCTTCATCTGCAGCTTCTACAGATGCCTTAACAGGTGAACGGCGTGTACGGGTTGTTTTGGTTTCAGAAGCAATTGCTTTTACTTCTTCAACAGCTTGACCAAATGTAGGTGCTGTATCTGCAATAGCTACAATACCTTCATGACCAGCAATGTGTGAGAATGTAATATCCACATTATCATCGATAGCAAAGTGAGTACGCAAAGCAACGATGATTTCTGCAGTAGTGATTAAAGCTTTCATGAGATTATCCTGTAATGGAATTAATGTAATCGTAAAATTGATCGGTAAGACTACCCGCGTATAATGCAGCAATGGCATCAGCCATGTGTTCTGCTTTTGCATAACTTAGGTATAGTTTCTTATCCTTTTTATATGTGGGCCAATTAGCTTCGGGATGTTGATCAATAGCCCAATCCACCATCTGTTCTTTAGATGCTTGTGGATTACCAACTACTTTCTTCACATCACTTGGTGAAACTTGAATGACAGGTCTTTCAATGATTTGGTTTACCATTGCAATGATTGATACACACATTGCGTAATTAACCATTGCTCTTGATGATTGGCTACCAACAGGGACTTCTGCAATAACGATGTCTACATCATCCAGATAAGGCAGAACACCTTCTATGAGTTGTTCAGCTTGGTTTACATCTTTGGCATTCTTACGCATCTTTTCCTTAATAGGCTTAGGCCGTATTACATCTAAGTGGCGTATTACTAATCCGTCTACATCGTCATACGTAGCCTTAGCGATCCCCCAATTTGACATTGAAGGATCTAGGCCAAGCAGTTTAATCGTTTTGGTTTTCGATTGGGGCATGTTCTTCACCTGTAGTACCGCCCACTTGTTGTGAAGCGTATTCAGGTGCAACATTACCATCAGCATCTGTAACTACAAACTTAACAGGGAACTGATCTAAATAATCAGCAAGAACATATCGGATACCGAACATAAAACCGACACGTTCTTCTTCTGTTAATGCGCGATTACCTAAGCCATCTGCTTTAGGGTGTTTAGGATCTAATACCAAGATTGCATTTTCTGGATCATTAGGATCTTCATTTTCTGGCATATCTAATACATGGAATAAAGCATTCTTAGTATTAAGTAACCAGTTACCAATAAGATCACCTAGATGCTCAATGTCATTAACTTGTTGCATCTGCTTCGCTTGATCTTCTGTGATCAGCAAATCAGGTTCAATTGCTAATGGTTGAGCTTCTTCGTTATTTACGTTTTCCATAATGGAGTCCTATAAGTAAGCCTACTTAATGTAGGCTACCATTGTTGTTGAATTGACCAGTTAAGTATTAACGCTTAAAGAACTGACGTTTACCAGTAGATGCTGCAGGTGCTGCTTTACCACGTGGTGCTGCTGCTGTACGTGCATTAGAACGTCCTGCACCTGCACTGCGACCTTTAGCTGCATCTTTTGGTTTAGTGGTTTTGGCTTTACCTTCCCAACGGGTTAACCATGTATGAATGAATGCAGGTTCTTCTGCTTCTTCAATAAGTTCAATGGTTGTAAAACCATCTTCACTGAATACTTTATCCAGTTCGTTAATGGTAATGGTTTCAACTGGATCATCTACATATTCATCACCAACTTTAGTTGATTTTGGTTTAATGTGTTTGATCAAGCCACCTTGGAATTCTAGGCCAATTAAGTCAGTGAATGCTTCTACTTTTTTGTTTACTTCTTTACCTTGATTAGAATCATAAACCTGAATGATCTTTTCTTCGGTATCCAAGTCATCAATAGATGCTTCACCGCCTGTTGCTAACATAGCCAATGAGTCAGCTAGTAAGTAACCTGCAAAGTGTTTCTTTTTACCCTTTGAATCTTCGTAGTAGTTTTTACCTTCTGCATCAGATACCCAAAGAGATTGACGTTGTGTGCGCTTACCATTGTCAATATCGATTTCAATGTTTAACGCTTGTGCACCTTTATCAGATACATGCACGTATGCATTTTTAAGTACCATTGGGTACACGTTTGATTCAAGCGGAATACTTCCGCCTACTGTGTCTTGTGCTTCTTCAACATCTTTAGCTGTTTTGAGTTTAAAGCCCATGAGTGCCTTCCTTATAGAATGAACATTGCAGCGATTACTGCAGAGATACCTTGTGAAATGATGATAGAGAATACATCAAATAAAAGCCCGAATATGTAAGCCATGAGACTTCACCTTATTCATAGTACGAGTCAATGTATTCCAAAAGCCATTGCGCGTTGTTGTTAATATACGTTTGCTCATCTGTCCAAAGATCAAATGGCCCACGCATTTTCTCTCCCACTGTTGCTTTAGTAGGTAGAGTTTGGAATACGTGCTTGAATCCTACGTTTTCTTCACGAGGTGTAATTTCAAGCATGTCATTTTCATACTTCTCTAATTCTTTAACGCGCACTTTTTTAGCAGCTACGATAATAGAGAAGTAAGCTTCGATACTGATTTTAGCCAATGCACCTTTAACTGGTACTTTAACTTCCATCACACCTGTTTCATTGTTTAATGATGATTCAGTATGAGCAATAAAGATGAAACGTTTGTCCATGGTTGCAACATATTGCTGCATTAATGTTTTGAAGAATTGTGCATAATCACCCCATGCTTTACGGGTGTCTGCTGCAGTGATTACATGTACTGATTCAAACATTTCCATAAGCATGGTTAATGAATCAATTACAATTGTATGCACATCAGGATCGTCACGTACTTCATCTAAAGCATCGAAGATGATATAGGGATCATCTACTACTACTTCATTGAACTTATTTTTAAACGGGATTTCTTTACCTGATTCACAGTTAAAAAACATTACACCCGGTTGGTCTTCAAGTTCACGTAATGATGCGGTTTTACCTGAACCAGATTCACCAACAACCATTACTAAACGTTTATTACTAGCCATGTACTAGCTCCTATAGAAATCGCAAGAGGGCGAGGAACGCCCACTATTTAAGATTACATTTCTTGGCTACTTGCTTCATGATGGTTGTACGTATTTCAGTTTCAGAGAGTTTGTCTACTAACTTGTTATTCAAGTTAATGACTTCTTCTTCTACTTCATCGTAACCATAGTTAGCATCTGCCAATACCATCGCATAACGGAATAGTTGTTTATTACGATTACCGTCACCAGTGTTTTGCATAATCCAACGCTGTAGACCGTCAAAGTCTTCATACTGTTTGTTACGTTCAACACGTTTATCAAACTGAGACGTACGTGGAATAAATGGCAATACATCAAATAGCTTCCCTTCGGTAAAGTAAACTTCACCATCATTGGATAACCATTTCTTTTCTGGTTCTTTACACGATTCATCTATTTCAAATGGGAATGAATCCATTACAGCTTCCATAAAGATGCCGTATTCTTCTGGATCAAGATTTAAAATATGACTTGTCGGGATAAGAATGCGATAACGGTTTTCATCTTCCGTATGACGCTTGGTTGTATAGAACATTGCTGTTGTATCTTCCAAGATCATCATTGCTGTACTCAACGGCATAGTACCGTCAATATCCAATACAATGAGATTGAAACCGGGCAATACATTAGCACGTGAACGATGTTCATCATTAAAAGAATGGTTGGCCCAATGTAAACCAGTTTGACTACCTAGTTCTGCAAGTTCTTCAAACTTTACTACCTGATCTGCATAACGATAAGCAACGTGGTCACTTACTGTTAAGTACATTTCATCAAGATTGGTTTCCTGTAAGGCTTCGCCTTTTAAGAATTCAATACTATCAATGAATGAACGTTTGATAACCATGTTGTTCTGATAGCCCCATGCAATTGCATAGTCGATCATTTCCATCTTGGCTGTCTTACTACCTTTGAAACATGGTAGTTCTGCATCCAGATCAGATAAGGTAACTGGTGTACTACAGCTTGATAGATACTTGGCTAACTTCATGTACCCACGTTCAGGTGTCATAAGACGATTAAAGTCTTCACCTGAATCTTCAACAAGCTTGATTGCATTTTCTAAATGATCAATGGTAATTCGATCAGTATAGTCAATGAATGCATAAGCTGCTGCAAGCTTCATTACCTTAAAGTAACGATGGTCCATTTCAGCTTTTAATGTTGCTTGGTGTTCTTTGTAACTACGCCCACGTTGTTCACAATGCAACTTGTACTTCATTAGATATAGACATTCCTTACGGCCTATCTCAATATCCATGTTCATATTTGCAATGTCTGCTAGACCTTCAAAGTATTCAGCCATTTCTTCTGAGAAGTTGTCATGTTCTTGGTTGAACATTTGGTCCACAAGTTCTTCTGCAGTTTTACCAGAAGCTTTATTGGCTTCATTGGAATAGGCAAAGATACAACGCCGTGCATAACCAGATGATAAAAATGAATAGAACTTGCGTTCAGTTTCACCACTATCAAGTAATGCAGACGATACACCAAACAATAAAGCGTTAGCAGGTGTACTTCCTTCGATTGGTACAAATCGCCCATTCTCAGAAGTATTTTTCACTAACTTATCTTTGATACGTCCAGTGTCATATAACTCAAGCATTGTTTTAAACGCATCAGATACTTTAATTAGGTTATCCCCAATCTCATCTACCTGTAAGTTAAGGGCACCTGCATTCGCAAGTAGAAGCTTATGACGTAGTTGTTTAATGGCTGCAGGGGTTGCATCATCAAATGACCATAGTAATGGTCCAACACTGTCATACTCTGCCCACATGCGTTCTTCTTCTTCGTTTGGGTCCAAGTTTGGATTACGAGAGAAGCGTGCATTAGCCAGTTCACTGATATGTGTTTCAGCTTGGTTAGGGAAAGTCTCTTGCAAGAACATGTCACGGAAACGATATAAGATATCGTTCTCCATCTTGTTCATGGTAAAGCCTTTACCTGTACCAGACTCTGATAAGTTAATTGCATAAATGTTGATTGGGATACGGCTATTCTGCCATCCCGAAATGTGTGCACGCATTTGAGCAGCTAACTGCCCAAAATAATAAGTAAGCATTACACGGAACATGTGACGGTTCTCATTCTGTGTAATCTCACTTAGCATAGTCACGATTTGTTCACTGACTGGATGATAAGTCATCCGATCAAATGGGCGTAAATCCATTGATCACTCCTAACCTAAATCAAGTTCATCGTTATCTAATAAACGCTTTGCCTGGCTGCAATGGTTTATAGCGCTACAGAAACGACAAGCTTTTGCTTTACCTTTGAATTCCTGAATAATTCCTACATGCCCATCTTCTGCAAGACGAATACGTGCTTCTTCGATAGTGTCGAAGTTGCCAGAACTACGTTGGGTTTTCTCAGGGTTCTTGTAATATTTATAGACAGTCTTAGAACGCCATAGATCTTCATCACTACACTCTGGTAGATCTGCTTCATCCGCATCCATGTAATGAACAAGTTCTTTAATCTTGTTATTAATGAAGCGATCAGTTTGACCTATTGACCAAAGCGGGTATTCCAGTGACATGATCTTTTGAGGTGGGTACTCACCACCTTGTTTAAGTTTTCCTGCAGACCAGTCCATATACATTTGATTGATACGAATAGTGTCTGACGTGATGATGTCAGGACGAATCCAACGATAAATACTTCCTTGTCCTATATAGTCTTTAATCTTTTTAGGATCTTTATAACTATAGGTAGAACATGTTTTGAAGTCTTCTAGTTGGCCTTGGATTACGAAGTCAGCTTTACCTGATACATAGTATCCATTGGCTTCACGTTCCCAACGTTGTTCCATAAAGATAGGAATAATCCCCGGTTCTTTAAGTTCTTCGTCTGTTGGGTTGATACGCATCTTATCAATCGTGGATTGTTTATATCCAAGTTCTAATAAAGCTTTAGTAGGATCTTGCCAAGCTTGTTCAATAGCATCATGAATTGCCGTACCGTAACGTGATGCAGATAAGCTCAAGAGATCTACATTCTTTTCATCTTCTGGAATACGATAATCCAGAATAGATTGACGAGTTGGTTTTAATAACTTTGTAGCAGAGATTGCCTGATCATCATGATCATACTTATCAGTAGCCAAGAAGACTGCTACCGATAATGGTAGATTGCCTGTGTTCGTGTACGGCATATATCACCTATTTGTTTTTAAGGTCTAAGGAAATACGCAATGCTTCCAAACGTAGGGTTTCACTTTGATAGTGAGCTACCCGTGCACGTACAGCATCGAGTGGTGGTAAAGATGGATCAGCCACGAATTCTACAACATCAAGTTCACGATTGCGGACTTGTTCTGTAGTCATTGTGACAACACCAGAAATAGTATTCAGGTTTTCAATTGAAGCGTTATCCGCTTCTTCGCTATGTGGTTTGCTTTCATCTTGTAGATATTCAGCAATTTTTTCACGGTCGATATATGGAATTGCACCTGCAGTAACAGCGTCTTTAGATGTAGCACGTTGATGTTTTTTACCAATGGTTGCTAATGCTTTCTGGTAGCTATCTGAATCTTTGAATTTATCCAGACGAGCTAAAGCACGTGCACCTAAACGACCAACAATTAATTTATCTGGAATGCTTGCTTCTGCAGGGAACTCACCTACATGAAAGCGGTGAGGGCATAATGGGTTTACACAATGGAATAACAAAGATACTGTTTTAGACATGGCTATTTCTTCCTGATTGCTCATTAGAGCGTGTTTGAGATTAAATAGGTATATTTGGATACCCTAAAAAGAAAAGCCCCATATAGGGGCCTTACGTTTGATTTATGATAGCTATGCAGCACAAGCTATACACTCATCATTAATGGTTACACCAGATCGTGTATACAAGTAATACTGAGATAATATTTCTTCATCTAGTACACATGCAGACATGATATCTGAGATCTGTTGTTCTGATTCAGGTGTTTCAGCTAAGAAGAAGTTAATTGATTGACCTTGACATAAATACTTCTGACGTTGACGGGCCATACGGAATGTAGCCCAAGGGTCAGTTTCAAATGCATTACGGAATACTAACTTCTCTTCATCTGATAACCAGTCTTCTTGTTGGACTGAGCCAAGGTGAGCAATGATGCGATCTAGTGTTTCTTGGTTATAAACACCGCGTTCTTTCATTAGTCGTAAGATAACTGGTGGAATACGTTCTAGTTCGCCTACTGAGCTACCTAGTGTATATACCCAACCCGGATCTTGTGAGGTTGATTCAGACATACTACCCATTAGAGTAGCGGTTGATTTAGTCGGTGCTTGGGCAGTACGGTGTGTGTTACGTACTCCGTAACCTTTACACCATTCTGGTTCCCCTAGTTCTTGAGCAAGCCACTGCGAAGCCCGGAGGGTTTCATCATGTAGTGCCTTGAACATTTCTTTGTTTAAGTATGAAGCTTCCAGACTGTCGTAAGGAACCATATGATCTTGCAGATAAGTAGCAAAGCCCATAGTGCCCAAACCGACAGCGCGACCTTTAATAGTAAATTCACGAACCTTCTCAAGACCTTTCTTCCCTTCTGATTTAGCAATGAAGTCTGAGCATAGGCAATCTAGGAAAACCATAGATGTAAAGATTGCATCTGTACCTTTAATCTTATCCCAATGGAATAAGTTAATAGATGACAATATACAGCTATAAGTATATTCAGAACTGCTATGTAACATGATTTCAGTACATAGATTCGTGGCTTTAATATCAAGGCCAAGATCTTTATACATTTGTGGACGATGGCGGTTAGCTTTATCAGGGAAGAATAAGTAACCCTTACCTGTTAATAGCTTAACGTGTAATGCATCTTGCCAACGTTGGTTAGCTTCTTTATCACCTGCTTTAAGCTTATTGATAAATGAATCTTTAAGTATCCAACCGTAGTTTTTACCTTTGTGATCTGTACGTAAGCTGTTAAGTGCTTCGTAATAATCACCTGAATCCATATCAATATAAGCTGCAAATGATCCTTTACGCATACCACCATGACTAATCTTGGCTGCTGCAGTAAAGAAGTCATCAATGACAACTTTAGCTCCATTGGCTGTACCACCAGTTGAGATAGGTGACTTACGTGAACGAATGTCAGAGAAGTGACCGGAGGTCCCAAAGCCATACTTAGATAACATTGCTGTTTCTTTCATGGCTTCATAGAATCCCCATACAGAGTCTTCTACGTATTGGCCTGAACAAGATACATTCATACCACGATCTGTACCTGTATTGGCTAACACAGGTGAAGCAGGTGATAAGATTTGATTCCACATCAAGTCAAAGAATTTCTGTTCATATTCTTTCTGATACTTAACAGGTAAATAAGCAGCTAATACACGTGCGATTGTTTTGAATCGTCCAAGTACAGCTTGTTCCCCATCTACTGCATAACGTTCTTTAAACATCTGCCATGCTTGTGTTGTGTACCACATCGGTACCCAACCTTTTGCTTGTAGTTCTTTACGTTCTGCACTATTAGCTTTGTATGCAGCGAGTGCTTTATCATGCGCTTCTTGTTCAAACTGATTCATAACCTTGTTCCACTAATACGTTAGAGTTAAATACTAATTTGTGACGTGCCCAATTACGTGTGTACTGTAACTGAGTATTTGCAAAGAAGTCTGAAAGCTTATAACGAGAAACGTTGTTATAGAATAGGCTTGAGATCACACCAGTCTCTTGATTAAAGATTGGTGGATAACCAAGATAGTTAAGCACGATGTTTGCACGGTCACGTACAAAGTGTTTTAGTTCAGCTTTACTACAAGTACGAATGTAATGCCCATCGATACCATCTAATGCAAATGCATTATCAATAGAACGATCTTCATGATCTACAAGATGCGTGATGATCTCGTATACCAGTGCTTCAATACGTTCTTCTTCTTCTGGTGTATGGTTGCCTAACTGAATGCGTTCATACTTACATTGACGAAATAGTTTAGCTGAGAACATGGCATGGAAGTTTTCATCTTTGGCTGAACCATCAATACCACTAACAAAGTGAGACATGATGTTATGTCCACGTGAGTTATATGATTTGAAGTAACCAAAAGCTGAATAAAGATTAATACCTTCTAAGCCAGTTAAAGCAGGCATAACCTCCAACGGGTTATTTGACATTGAACACTGCACTACATATTTAATATGTTTGTAAAGTTCAGGGTCATTACGCCATTCACTATAGAATCCATCTGTAGCATGATCGATCACTTGGTTAGTGAGCATATAGAATGGGCCATGTGAATGTTTCTCTACCATTGAGATTACCGCACAAGCACGGTCAATTTCACGGCGAGGGAATAGTCGAGCTACCTTACCACCCCAAAGATCATCACCTCCAATGATGTCTTCATATTTAGTAAGTTTTTTCTGCCAATAAATAAAGGCATGTTGTTCTGCCGGATTAAGTTTAGAAAAGAAATCATCCACATCATGTTCAACACCTAATTCTTCTGCAGGCCAGAATACATTAGATTGATCGATAGCAATTTCTGCTGCCCATGGATATTGATATACATGAGATTCAGAAGGTGTTTCGATTTGACTTAGATATTTATGATTAGGGTTTGGAAGGTCTAATGACGTAGACATTATTTACCTCAGTGCATGAAATAAAACCACGTAACTTTGTACGTGGCTTAGGGATTACACCGCTACGGGTGCAGGGATTTTTTCTCTTGGATGATAATTTTCTAGCTGAAAGTCAGCGGGATTATATTCATCAAATGGCAAAGCTACAAACTCTTTTAGGCGTGGAGTATTTTCAGGTGGACGACTTAATTGTTTTTTAGCTTGCTCAAGGTGATTACTGTACAGGTGAACTACACCACCAGTCCAGACAAATTCACCAACTTCTAATCCACATTCTGCAGCTACGATATGTGTAAGCAACGCATAGCTTGCAATATTAAATGGAACACCTAAGAAGAAATCAGCACTACGTTGATATAACTGACAGCTTAGTTTTCCATTCTCTACAAAGAACTGGAACAATGTATGACAAGGTGGCAATGCTGCCTTATCTACTTCATGTGGATTCCATCCATTGACAATTAGACGGCGTGATGTAGGGTTAGTTTTAATTTCATTAATAACCCAATCAATCTGATCAAAGCCACGTTGATGTACATGTATATGTTCATCTGGATACTTTGGATTAATTGGTTCTAATACCTCACCAAAGTTACGCCATTGATGCCCATAGGCTTTACCAATGTCACCCCATGATTTAGCGAAGTCGTTGTCTGTACGAATACATTCTTCAAACTCTTGTGCAGATACTTCACGTTTACCTAATTGAGCACGGTAATCATTGAATTTTTTTAAAGGCCAATCAGTCCAGATACGTACATTGTTTTGAATGAGGTATTGGATATTAGTGTCACCACGTAAGAACCAAAGTAATTCAGTAACAATTGAATGCCAATGTACTGCTTTAGTTGTCAAGATTGGAAATGCATATTCCAAGTCAAAGCGCATTTGTGCACCAAAGATATTGGTTGCACCAGTGCCAGTACGTTCAGGTGTGTGGCCTTCTGCTTCTGCTTTGGTTACAAGCTTTTCAAGTAAGCGCAAATACGTATAGTCAGCAAGCTGTCTATTACCGGGAAAATACTTAGTCATGGTTTACTCCTATAAATAAAACCATTAAAGGGCAAGGAATGCCCACTTAATTAAAAAACACCCTATAATCCAAACAGAATTAATGAGGTGTTCAGATGAGTGACTTAGATCAAATTAACCAATCCTTACTGGATGGCGATCATGCTCGGATATGGGAAGCCATTGAAGATGCAAACACTATGCGAACTGCAGGGGATGAAGCAGTATCCAATAGTGTTAAAGCGGTAGAGAATAATACACACGTAAATGCATCAGGTCTGTCACAAGAAGTAATTGACCGTGAAGCAGGGGATTTGCGTCAACAACAGTTATATGAATTACTAAATGGTAATCTTACTGAATTCACTATTGATTTCAGTACACGTATTACATCATTGGTTGCTGAACATGAAATAGATATCACAGAACTACGTCATCGTATTTCTATGGCTGAAACTTCATTTGCAAGTATTGAACTAAACCTTAATCGTAAGATTGATAAAGAGGTTGTAGATCGTAAAGCCCAATACGATGAGATTAATGAACGTGTTAAGAACTATGAGCACATGCTTAGTGATATCACTATGGATAGTGCACAAATCACTATGGATAATGGTGAGATTCAGTTCGGTGCTTGGACTATCTTGTCACAGGCTCGTCAATGGGATTTAGAAATCCTAAGACAGTTCAAGAACTATAAAGATCAAAACCAACAAACTGTAGATGATGCATTAAAAGATTTCCAAGATCGTTTACCCAATGAGAAAGACATCATTGATAAAGCAATTGAGCAATTATCTAGTGCACCTGTTATTCAAGAATTGGATAAACTTCTTGCAGGTAATATTGAAGATATAGACCAACTTCAAAAAGACTTATTAGCACAAGTCAAAAAGCAACAAGAAGATGCCATTAACCTTGCTAATAATACTGCTGAAAGTATTCGTGTATCACAAGCTGAAATGGTTCAACGTATTCTTACTGAATCCACAGAACGTATTGAAGCAATACAACGTGAAGCACGTATACGTCAAGCTCAGCTTCTTCAAGAAGCAGCCGACAGGTCTGCTGAAATTGAAGAGAAGCTGACTGACGTATGGGCAAGTATTGATGAGGAAACCCAAGAGCGATTAAAACAAATCGACTTACTTAAAGACGGTTTAACTCAAGAGATCCAACATCGTATTGATGGTGACACGTCTATCACTAATGCATTTGATAATTACAAAGCATCTACTGATGGTACCTTGGCTAATGTTCAACGTAGCATTGAAGTAGTAGCTGCAGAGTCTGCTTCAACTGCTAATGCTGTAACTGTATTAGATGGTCGTGTTAATACCTTGGATACAGATACCCAACAGGCTATCACTAATTCAGCTTTAGCGCTTGATAAAGCCAATATTGCTATTGATGCTAATAATGTTACTGCAGATAAGGTAGCTGCTGTAGAAGCAGACATGGCTAATGCTAAGCTTGATATTAATGCCAACGCTAAAGCATTGCAGGATATGTCTGCAGAACTTAAAACAGTTGGTGATGAAGTCACAAGTATGTCAGGTATTCTGACTAATGTTCAAACTGATCTAAATAATGCTGAGAATACAATTGCTACGCATGGTCAAGCTATTGATGGTTTAAAGATTACCTCTAAACAAAACACTGACGAGATAGCTACTATTGCGAGTTCAATCACTGACATTAAAGCAGATATTAATACTATCCAAGGTGATATGACTAATAAGGCTGATGCTAAAGCATTAGCTGATTTAACTATTCAGGTCATCCAGAATAGTGATGGTATTAATTCACTTGGTGGACGTGTTAATACGCTTGAGAATTCTGTAGTACAGATTGGTAAAGACATAGCCAATAAAGCTGATGCATCTTATGTAGAAACTATTGATAACAAGGTTACTGTACTTAAAGATTCAGTTGATTCTAATACTGCAGATATTGTAACTATCCGCAATTCAGTTACCCAAGCTGAAAAGGATATTGCTAAGAAAGCGGATACTACGTATGTAGATACGATTAATAACCAAGTAACCATAAACAAAGAGGCTATTAAAGCACAGCAAGATAAACTTGTTTCATTGGATGCATCTATTAATCAGGCTACTAACGCTATTCTTATTAATGGTGGATCTGATTTAACAAATGATTTAACACGTAACTATAACACCCCAGGTTATTTAGGTAAGACTGAAAGTACCACTGCAAGTAATACTAATTATATTGTTATGGGTAATAATTCAGGTACAGATAACATATGGGTTCATTCATCCCGTTTCTTATTATTTGATCCTAAACGTATGTACCGTTTACGAGTACGTTTTTGTGTATATGAAACCACAGCAGGTACAGCTTCATTCTATTTTGGTGTAGCAGCTAAGAATGCGGATAAGACTGCATATGTAAATAGTGATGGTGTGTTAGTTCCAGATGGTCCTGCATCATCTTTCTATATGATCTATGCACTTCAACCGCCAGTAGGGCAATGGATTGAACGTGAATTTTATCTATCTGGTCGTTCTTTATCTGGCGTAGCTGCAGGTAACGGTACGCTAGATAGTCCAAGTCAATTAATGGCACACGCTGCTTATATTGCTCCGATATTTATTGCTAATGAAGGAGGTACATCTACTACTTTATTGGATTACATGTCATTAGAGATTGCTGATGATATTAAGCTTGTAAATGGTCAAGCTAAAATTGTTGAATCACTTACTACACAGGTAAACCAAAACAAAGATGGTATTACTACCTTAACCAATAAGACTGACATCTTAGAGAACAGTCTTAATATTGTTGAAGGTAAGGTTGAATCTAAAGCAGAAACAAGTGCTGTACAGATTATTGATAATCGTGTAACTCAGACTGAGCAAGATATTAGTTCTAACACTAATATGATTAACTCAATTACTAATAATCTAAGTGTGTTGTCTAAGAGTTCTCAAAACATCTTAATTAAATCTAATAAGGTTCAACCTTATGTAGAAGGGGGGTATCCCCATGCTTATTATGAGTTAGGTGAACCTTGGATTATTGGTGAGAAGTATACTCTTATCTATTGTGCTGAACATAGACGTGAATCACGAGATCAAACTACCGTTCTTGTACCGTATGCAGGGGGTGGATGGGAAGGAATTGTATCCGCTGCTTTCCCTGTTAATGGTGATAAACAGATTATAAAAGGTACGTTTATTGTAGGACAGCACGCAAGTGAGCAGGCTGTTAATTTCTATTTATTAAATCATGCTTCTGGTGTATCCGATAATACAGTAGCTACTGTTTATTGGGCTGTTCTTGTACGTGGTGAATTTGGTTCTGCTACTAACTGGTTTCCATCTGCTTATGACTATATGCGCGACTGGACTGCACAGTCTGATGTAAACCAAACACTATCAAGCGAGATTAATTTAGTAGATGGTCGTGTAACCAACGTCAATAATTCAGTAACTACATTAGCCGGACGTGTTGGTACTGTTGAAGGCGACTTACTTAAAAAGGCTGATTCATCTGCTTTAGTTGGTTTACAAACTAAACAGGATGTGGATAACGCTATTGCTTTATCTAATACCAAACTTACTGCTTCACTGTACTCAGGCAATATGAATTTATTGAAGGAGTCAGCATTAGATGATTACAACCATGGAGCTTGGATTGGTAATAATGGCTTTACTGCATTAATTAAAAAGGAAGAATGGCCTAATATCGCATGGCCTCCTAATGGTCGTAAGGCTATGTGGCAGATTAATGGTAGCGCTGGTGCAGGAATGTACCAACGTGTTTCTGGTAAGTTTAAAGCAGGCGAACCACTAACATGTTCTATTTGGGCCTATGGCGATAATGGTACAGAAGTATTATCCCTGATGACTGAGGGTGTCAGATTAATAGAACCTGATAGTAGCTATATTAAAGTAACTAATGAATGGAAACGTTATACAGTTAAAGGCTATGCAGTAGATGATGTAATCAATCTGGTTATGTATCTTGGGCCTAACATGCCAAGTGGTACTCAAATCCTAATATCTGAGGTTAAATTAGAACGTGGTTTAATTGGTTCTGATTGGTCTGAATCTGCAGAAGAAACACAGGCACGTTTAGATGCTACTGCTGCATCTATTGCTGAAAACCGTGCAGGTGTTGAACGTGTAGAAGGTAAGATTACTTCTACAGCTTCTGATCTTACAAATCTTACAGGACGTGTTAATACTGCAGAAGGTAATATTACTGGATTGTTTGATGCTACTCGTTTACTAGCAGGTCGTGTTGAACAAACTGAGAATAATATTACTATCAATAGCCAATCTATTAATAACGTTAAAGCTACTTTAGCTACACGTGTTGATTATATTATTTCTACTTTCCGTAATGGTTCATCTGCTGGTCCGGGGCCTTTTGGTTTAATTGACAGCCAAGGTAGCCGGGTAGGTGTAATGGGCCGTGGTCTAACCATTTGGGTTTATGGACCTGATGGTAAGTTATATGACACTGCTATCTTTGATACATACGGTCAAGGTGTAGATGCAATGTTAGCGTGTGCTAACTATATTAATAATAATATCCCTAACGAGTATTATTTTACTCTTGTAGGTAATGATAATATTGGATGGTTTATTCCAAACAATAATTATGTTGTTCAACTACGTAACACTATCATTGCTAATGGGGGTACTGGAGATTACTTTGATAAGTGGGGTAATAATCGATTACCTATCTTTACTTCACGTAAAGGAGCAGCTACTGGTACTGGTATCTGCCATATGTTTACTTCGTCAGTGCAGAATGATTGGATTAAATATCCCCTATCTCTTATTGGTGGTGTTCCTTCTGGTTTAGCAGGTGCCCCATCAATTGATGAATCTAAGTTTGCTACTGCGGATGCACTGAATACACTCAATGCAGAAGTAAAACAGAATGGACGTGATATCGTAACCAATGCCAATGCAATAACTAACGTTAATGCAAGTATTAGTAATATTAATAATATCGTTAGTATTAGAGATACCCGTTACGATAATTTTGCACCAGAGTATTACCGTTCTACTTATCCATTTAGAACAGTAAATGAATTTAAACTTACATCTACTATTGGGGTGAATAACTTAATCAGTTCTATGTACTGTAACTTACAGACTATTACTCCTTGGGGTGATAAGTCAGGTGGTGCTGTACAACAGGTAGCAACCAATGGAGATGGTACAGAAGTAGCTTATCGCTTTTCTGAGGGTAATCCTGGAAGTGAAACTTGGAGTGTTTGGACATGCCCTACAAAGGATATCCTTAACTCTTTAGGACAGAAAGCAGAAGCTAAAGCTGTACAGGATCTATCTGTATATGTAGGGCAGGTAGATAATAAAGCTTCTCTCAATGCACAGGCTGTTACTCAATTACAAATTGATGTAGGTAATAACTCTGCATCATTAGTTACACAAGGACGTGTAGTAGATGGGTTAGCAGCTTCATATGTAGTTAAGACTGATGTTAATGGATTGGTTACTTCGTATGGTGTATACAACCAAGATGGTGTAGGTGCGTTTGGTGTAAATGCTGATTACTTCTATGTAGGTAAAGGCACTACTGCAACCAATGGTAAAAAACCATTCATGGTATTAACCAGTCCACAGACCATTGGTGGAACTACATATCCTGCAGGTACTTGGATTGATGTAGCCATGATTGCTAATGCAACCATTGGTACTGCACATATCGCTGATGCGTCTATTACTAATGCCAAGATTACTACTTTGGATGCAGGTAAGATTACTTCTGGTTATATTGATGCTGCACGTATTAGAGCAGGTAGTATTTCTGCAGATAAGATGACATTAGGTCTTACTGATAACCTATGGCCTAATCGATACTTTGACCCTAATGGTCCGGTATTAAGTAATGGTAAAGCAGTCATGATTGCTAATATTACTGAACTTGGAGGTTACGGTATGCAGTTATCCGGTCGTGATCATATTGGTAATACTAATGCCCTCATTCCGGTAAGACCGGGTGATACCATTGTAATTGAATATACTGCTGCATTTGGTGATGGCCCTAATCGACCGTTGGGTGTAGGGTTATGGGTATATGATGATTGGGGTCAAACAGGTAGTGCACCATGGCAATATGGAATTGCTGAACAGTTATATCAAGTACAAGGTGGATGGTATCGTTACCGCCGTACATTTACTGTAACTAATAACGGTTCAGGACGTTTAGCTAAATCAGGTGCTTTATACTTCCAGATTGAACAATCTGAGAATGAAGCTAACCCTACATATTGGAACATTGGTGATGTAGTTGTTAAGCGTAGATTCGGTGGTGAGCTTCTTGTAGATGGTTCTATTACTGCAACCAAATTAAAGGTTGATAGTTTATCTGCTATCTCTGCTAACCTTGGTACATTGGTTACTTATAAAGATCCAAGCCAACCAAACAAAGCACGTATGGTTATGCAAGGTAGTTTGATTACTGTGTACGATGATAACAATGTGTTAAGGGTACGAATGGGTCTATGGTAATATTCAGGGCTAGGTAACTAGCCTTTTATTTTTGGAGTTAAATATGTCGCAGGGTTTACAGTGTTTTGATGAAAATGGGAAGAGTGTTGTAGATGTTACAGATAGGCAACTACACTTAGTTCATACATTCAGCATTCAATTTCCTGTAAATGAGAAAACCGTAGATTACACATACCCAGGTATTAAACCCTCTACACATGTTGCAATTGTGAAAAGTAAAACAGTTGGAACATATACCGGGCAATACCCATCATTGCAACAACAAGGTGGTCATATTGCATCAATATATAAAGATGATACCGTAAGGGTATCTAAATTTGTTGGAAATCAAAATGTCGATGTGAATATTTATAGGTATGCATAATGTCAGGATTTGAAGTAAGAAATGTTTTAGGTGAGGTTATTGTTAGTGACACTATGAAACATTTAGGGATTATTTTAGAGCAAGATATTACAACAATAGATGGGGCAGTCGTTGGCACGGGAACAACTATGAGTAATGTAGTTATGGCCCCTTCATTTATTAAAACTAAGTATCTAGGCTACCCATCTTTAAGAAATACATTACCAGACGGGACTATAACGCTATATAAACCAATAGAAGGTGGAGAATTTGCAGGTCAGTATTGGTATGGAGAAAATCAAGGTAAGCTTGTATTTTTAGGCGAAGACTACCAAAAAGTATCAGGTTACTTAGATGTTTATGATGAACAGGGTGAATTACTTTGGTCAGCTAACTCTGCGAAAAATGTACCTAGAATTGTAAAAGCGTATCAACTAGATGCTGAAACATTAATTGCAGGTACAACAGTTGATGTTGGTCTTAATCCCTATATTATTATGAATAGTTTTCCAAGTTTGTTTGCCCCAGGTCCTATGGGTACGGCTGTAAGGGGGGCTTTATTTGGTAGATATGAAAATGGTAAGTTGCAATTGCAATTCAAAGCTTGGGGGCGTGGTGGTGAAATACATGATAATTTTAAAGCTTTCCTTAATGGGGGAACCTTACCTGTATATATTGCATCATTTGCTTCTTAGCCTTGAAAATAAAAAAGCCCCTTAATTGGGGCTTCTTTTTATCTGTAGTTTATACAGAGCCTACAGGTGGGGATGTAACTACTGCAGGTTCTTCTTCAATCTCAATGCTCAAGCCTTCTTCTGCTGTAAATGATAGGACCAGTTTTTTAACTGCTACTTGGTTTTTATATTGACGTGATTGAATTGTATTTGAGAAGTCATTAAGTAACTTCATCTGATCCATCGGAATGCCTTTAACTGTAGTTGGTGTTGTTGAACCAGCCATGATGTTTACCCTTATTGGTTAGAAATTAACAAAGGTAGTTTAGTACATTCTTATCTTAGTCTCAATTATTTTTGCTTACTGGATAAACATTAAGGATAATGCTTCTACCGTTTATTCTATAGAGAACTAATATGTCTAAGATCGTGACCATTACTGCAGGCCATTCTAATGTTGATCCGGGTGCTGTAAACGGTAAAGTTACCGAAGCTTCTTTAGCTGTACTGTTCCGTAATGCTGTGGCTTCTTATCTACGTAATTACGGTTATACCGTACGTACTGATGGTGTAGGTTCTGATAACCAATCCCTTAATGAAGCTATCAAGCTTATTAAAGGCTCTGCTGTAGCAATTGAGTTCCACATGAATGCATCTAGCAATAAAACTGCTAAAGGTGTGGAAACTATTGCACTACCTAAAGATAAGGTCCTTGCACAGAAGTTATCACAAGGTGTAGCCAAGATTATGGGATCACCTATTCGTGGTGATAATGGATGGATTGATCAGTCCCAATCTGCACGTGGTAAGCTCGGTTATATTAATGCAGGTGGTTTAATCCTTGAATTAGAGTTCATCTCTAATGATGAAAAATTAAAACAATTCCAAGACACTTATTGGACTGTAGCCAAACAAGTTGCTTTGGATATTCATCAATACCTTGGAGGTTAAGCATGTTTATTGCTTGGTATAAGTTTCTATCACCATACCTTGCAGGATTCTTCTTAATCACTTCATTAGCTTTTTCTGGCTTAGCTATTTATAGAGGTGAGGTTATCAGTAGTCTGCAATCAGACCTGATAGCCAAGAAGGATCAAGAGATCAAGGTGGTAATTGAGCGCAATGATATTGCGAATGATGTATCTAAAAAACATGAACAAGGGAAAACAGAACGTGAGACACGTAACGAGATTACAATCAAGCAAGTTGAAACGATTGTTAAGGAACCTATTTACCTTAATACCTGTTTTGATGACAGTGGGTTGTCAGTCCTCAACGGGAATATTACTTCCACCAATGCCCGCGAACATAGTGGAACCTTGCCGGAGTCTGAGCTTGCTCAGTGACGGGAAAGGTGGAACGGTATTAAAGGGTTATACGGATACTGTTTATAAATACGGGGAGTGTGATGCAAAACATCGTGCTGCAATTGAATTTTATAATAGGATGAGAACTAATGTCGCACTTCAATGATGGTCAATCTGATGTTGAATACGTTGAGATTGGTGAAGCTATTAATGATAAGAAGGGGGAATTCCTTCCAGTAGCAGGGCGTATTCTTAATACTAATATTCGTATTATTATGGATTTTCTTACAGGAGGTACGGGTAGTAATAAATTGATAGGTCATTCATTGCCTGTTACCCGTGGTGGTACTGGTGCAACATCTGCACAGTCTGCACGTGAAAATATAGGTTTAGGTTTTGTAGACTGTAACCGTGTTCTTCGTTCTGCTATGCCATCTATGGATGTGTACGATGATAAGCTTGTTGCAGGGCCCTATTTAGTCACTAAAAATAAACCAGTAAAACAACTAATCAAATTAGGTACAGGTACTTATAAGATTACTAATGTAGAGAAGTTTTCTGGTTTTATTGCATTACTAGATCCATTTAATAAACCCGTGTTTCATGTTGCTATAGAGGAATATAACGAAGAAACACAGGAACTGACCTTTGTTACTTCTGATCCGGAATGGGGTACATATGGTTGGGGACGTAGTACACGGTTGATAGATATTTATACGGGTTACTACTTTACAATGTTAATTGAATAAGGGGCATTAAGCCCCTTTATTTTTAACTGTGATTACTACGTCTGGATTGTTAGGACCAATACCAGTTAAGTAGTGGACAGTATGAGATCCACTTACATTGGATACCACGCTATTTACGATGTACTTGCGTCCATCAAGCTTTACACGTTTAGATGGTGTAGAACTATAGGAAAAGTTCTTATAGCCCATAGAGCGCTCTACAAGCCATCCTATGAGACTGCTACCTAGTTTCAATACAGAAATAAAGATAGCTACTCCCATAGCTAAACCAAAGCCAATAATCATGGCTAAGTATAATTGGTTAATTTCAGTTGCCATTAGTATGGTTATCCTTTTGTGAGCAAGTTCTAAACTTATTGATGTAATGTATAGTCATTAAATCACGTGAACTTACTATTAGTTTAGGGTGTCGGGTTGTAACGTAGTACGGACCACGATTAGGTATATCAAGCATGACCGTAAAGATAGGTTCTTCTAATTGAATTAAACCAAAGAATTTATGTGTCTTTACTTCGGTGATAACTCCTTTAAAGTAATTGGATGAAGATACATAACCCCATTCCAACTCTTCAAATAGAGTACCCCAATCGATATTAGACCAGCGACAACGTGCCGTAATACAATCCTTTGGATCTACTTTTACTCTGTAACCAATACGGTAATCAATTGGGGTCATAGTCTTAGCCCTCTGCTGTAAACTTATTAAAGTTTTTAATCAAGATACGTGACCATGTTTCATATTCACGTGTTTTTTGTTTATGGCTATAAACAAGTTCTTTTGGATCTAGCCATTGCAGGTTATTAAATTCTTTTGGATCGAATGTAATATCCGACTGCTTTACTTCAATAATGAATGGTAAACCTACATGTACTGATGAAGTTGAATCATCATAAGATGATAAGCAATATTTAATAGCTTCTGCGAAGTCTTCTGATGTATTGAACATTTCAGAACAGTATTGAACATCAATACCAAGTTCTTCCTCTAATTCACGTTCAGTACCACGCATAATGAGATCCATTAATGCAGGGAAATCTGAATGTGTTTCATTGATAATGGTAAAGAAGTCTTGTTGGCTAATGTGACCGCCTACACCAATAGACCACTTACCAAGTAGTCCCTTCTCTTTACCTTTACGCTGGTAGGTAAGGATTTGTCCTTTTTCATTTTTAACTACTACGTAGCTAAGAATTTGAGCAAAGATATTACCTAAGACTAACGCTTCGGGTGATTTGTTATCTGCAAAGTCACGCGGTAATAAGGCATAGTTTATCTGGTTTACTGCATGTAAATCAAACGAGCATAAGCCACTATCATGGATGCCTTGTTTAAATAACTCAGCACGGTTTACAGCTAGAACGAGTTCACTCATTTCTGTTTCCTGTTTATAAAAGCCAATAAAAAACCTACAAGATTTTTGAGTACCTTGTAGGCTGCTATACCTATTAATATTAATAAGAATAATAGCAAGAAGTTCATTATTCGATACCGTCTTCGTCCATAATTCGTAAACGGCTTTGTAAGGTATCAATTACATCATTGATATCGTGACGGCGATCTTTATGCCCACGATTACCTAATGCTAGTAGTTTCTTAATAGCGTGTTGAATACATGGATCTGTGATGTTGTACAACATAGCCAAACGATAGAAGTCTATAACTTCTAATCCTTCCACTCTTACATAGTAGTGTGGGTATTTGGCTGCCAGTTCATTTACTTTGTCTTTGGCCTTCATCTTACGATGATCGATCATAGACGGGGTTTGTTGATACTGTTTTTGAATAGGCTCTTCTTGAGTAGGTCCACCAGATTCAGCTTTAAGTTTAGTGGTTATATCCGTCCAATCCAGTTCAATTGCTGTATTGGTTACTTGATTAAATACTATTGCTTTAAGCTCCGTAATATCGTTAATGATATCCCGGTATGCATTATGCTGTTGAACATGTTCACCTTCAATATTAGCAATACGAGAACGTAAACCACTCATACGTAAATCTATTTCAGTTTTTAAAGAATTAAAGCCTGTGTATAGATAGGTGATATAACCAACACTAATTAAAAAGAAGATAATAAGTACAGTAAGTACCCATAATGGAATAACTATATTCATTATTTATTATCCTTTTTCACTGGTGTCTTACGTACACGTTTAACTGTTTTAGCCTTTTGAGGTTCATTAACAGGTGTTTCTTCTACTACAGATTCCTGTACTTCTACAGGATGTGTAGGAGGTACTGGTGCAGTTGGTGGGAATGGTTGATCAGGAAGCTTCCTATGATCTTCTACAGGCACTGTAGATGAATAGATTGCTTGAGGATCGCGTTTCTGAATTGCATCCAAAGTCATAACATTCATGGATGACATGAAGTCATTAATAGGGAAGCGTTTATCACCGTCTTTAGGTAATTCCAGATATACACTGGCTAAAGCTGAGGTGAGCATGAGTACAGCATCACTTGTACCTAATTCACCTGCACCACCTGATGCAATTGTTTGGGTTTTAGTGTTGTAACCACAGATAATTATTTTATCTGGTTGTATCTTTAATACACGGGTTACTGTTTCTTTCAAGAAGTTAGGGATATTTAATACCTTACTTACTTTATCAACTACTTTTTTACCGATAGACATTTAGTCTCTCCTAAAAGAAAAATCCCCGTAATGGGGATCAAGGTGAAGCGTTGCTTATAACCTAATACCTTTCTCAAGTCTTTGGATAAACTTACTACCTAACCAAACTGCCAAGCCTACAAAGATAGGTCTTGTCATCCATTCGGGGGTTAAAGCTTCTCCTAAGTGTGGATAGATTTCATAAGCCATAAGTGCTGCCAATACGTGAGTACCTACTTCGATAGATAACCAAAGTACAGTAGGTTTAGTCATTTTCTTCTGTACTTTTCTAGCTACTGCTACAAAGAGCGATACGCATACGATCATGACACCGACAACGGTAGCCCAAGCATCTGGATCAACGTGAAACATTGGATTTCCCCTGAAACAGTGCCTTACCGATTTTATGTGCTTTTTATTATAAATGCCATTAATACCTATTTCATAATTAATTTGATATGATCTAGGCTCAATATTAACTATGAGATGGGAACTACCATGGCTCAAGCAAAAGAAACAGGTCGTGAATGGACTGGTAATGATAGTGATGAAGCGTTCAACGCTGCAGGTACTGTATTTGGTGGAAACACTTTACTTGATCGTTTGATTGATGAAAACGGTGTACAAACTAAAGCAGAAGTCGCTACAGGTACTGGCGGTGTTCTTACTGTTGATATCAACGGTACAGACGTTGCTACTACCCGTGATGAAACTATTGAAGTAACTGACGTAACTTTGAATAAAGCTTCTGTTTCTGTGAAAGTAGGTGCAACTACTAAGCTTACTGCTAAAGTAGTACCAGATACTGCAACCAACAAAGCTGTGACATTTAAGTCAAGTGATGAAACTGTTGCTACTGTGGCTGCAGATGGTACTGTTACTGGTGTAAAAGTTGGTGAAGCTGAAATCACTGTAACTACTGCTGATCAAGGTTTAACAGCTACTGCTAAGGTAACCGTAAACGCAGCTTAATCAGCATAGTTTAAAGGCCCTAAGAACCGGAGGTAATACTCCGGTTTTTTATTTGGCATCTTCTAGTTCCTGTTGCCATTCATCTGTAGATTTCATTGGATTTTCAGCTAACTGATATATTAGGCTATCCCTAAATAATATCCCACCTTGAGGATCAGTTATTACTGTACTTTCCAGCGATTCTTTAGATAATTGACGTATAAAATTAACTGCTTCATGCATAGCATCTGTAGCAGCTATTAAAATATAAATGTTCTTTCTATTTACTAGCACTTCTTCTAGTGTATTCATGTTATTTACCTACTAAGTTAAGTTGAGCAATAACCATGGGTGTAACTGGAACAAGGTTTAGGAAATAGATAAAAACAGTATCGTCTATATTAATATTGAACCCTTTACGTGTTCTATTAATAATTGAACTATTTATGAGGATATCTTTTTCTATACCATCTTCATTAGTAAATGTAAGATACTCATCTTGATATATCGGATTAGTAATAACACTGATCTGTTCATTACCTAAATAACTGGCGTAAATGAATGGCATGGAACATAAGATGTCCATACGTTTTTGGTTAATTTCCAGTTCCATCGATAGTCACCTTCGTCATGGTATATGGAAGGAATTCGATAACATCACTTTCTAATAACATTTCGTATGTGTCACGTGCCGTCTTCTCCACCTTACGGTGTATTGACGCACGGTCCACATACTTGTTGTTTTTATACAAATTACATTTCTGTTCTTTGATATCTAGTTTAGATGCATCGAACCACGAAATTATGTCGCCGTTAGTTGCTATAAGCATATCGGCTGCATTGATTACATCATTCAAAGTCATTGGCATAGCTAATTACTTCTTCCATGTCTACATTAGGGTGTAGAGTTTCAATAACTCGGCATACTGTGTCAAATACCCATTTGTCATGAGGATGTATAGCATCATGGAAGGTTGCGCCTTCTACTAGCTCATATCCTTGTCCAGACAAGATGATTCCAGTAGCTTCATTAGCTTTGGCTAATAAATCTTTATAGGTGTATTTGAGTTGGCCCATGGTGTCTACATCATGGTATGTAGGTAACCATGTTTGTGAAGGATCTCGTAATACACGCTTCTTACCTAATGAGTAGATTCCATACATCTCTTGATAAGTTAAGTACATAACATTACCGATGTCTGTGAGTACCATTACTTGACGGAATCGTGCATCTGGATCTAAGCCAATAACTGTAGCATTCGTCCACTTGGTTGAATCACGTGAATGTAGGATAGTACCTACATCTGTACAGTTGGCTTCTACAATTTCGTCAGGATTGAAATGACGTTCTAGGTAAGACTTTACTGAGTCATAGATGACATCGATCATAGACGTTCTCCAAGTATTGCACTAACTGCTAACTCAATAGCCATAGCCTGTTTAAGTGTGAGGTTCCAACTATCTTCAATACGTTTACTAACCTTTGTACGTACCGCATGTACATAAGCGCGATTACGTGTAAAGTTCTCGAAATCTTCGTATGTAGGGAATATTGGATTGTTATTTGCATGTCCCCATTTAGATGGTTCTTGCAATGCTGTATTAAGATCTACACGTGTCATGTAATGACACTTAAATGTAATCCAACGGCGACCTACCTTAACTACTTCTTGTGGTTGGCCTTTGCAGTCATATACGATCTGACCTTCTTTGATTTCATGGATAGTAGTAAGGTTATATGGTTTACCGTCTCTAACTGGAAAGTTTTCTAACATTTGGTTTTCTCCAATAATTTTCTTGCTTTACGCATTTCCTCTTTAGCTCTTAGGTCACACATCTTATTGGCTATATAACGATTGTCCTTACGGTTTGTATGAGCCTTAACATGACGACATGAGATTGAGAGTCCATGATCTTTTACAATGCATTTGAGCTTATCCAACAAAGGTGCAATATCTGCACGTGGTGTAGATTTGCCTTCAATGCAAGCGATAACACCTTGGTTATCTAATTGGATAAGAATACTGTCACCATATTGAATGGCATCCATTTTGATTGCTTTGGATAGTGAGTTGATAACTGCTTTAAGTTCTCCTTGTAAACTATCCTTGGTTAATGTTTTGAATTTCCCTTGTCCGGGTAATCCACCTCTTGAAGATACAACCCAAAAGCCATATCCACCTACACCTGTGTCACCACAGATTGATGCATCAGTCATCAATGTAACGTTTACCATTATTGGTTAATTCCTCTATGGCCCATTCAATGAATGTCCATCGTAGATTCCCATATTCGGTATCTAAATATTTGTTAGGGGTTTGTCGGTATTCTTCTGTAGGATCTGAATTACCAGTTGCAAATGGATAATCAGGTACGAAGTAACAGTCAGGTATTTTGAAATAGTTTCTAAATAACTTCTGTAATATTTTTTCTGAATGATCCTCAGTAAATTCACAGACGTTATGGCATATACCACAATCAAAATCGAATTCTATGTTTTCATTGCTTAACTGGATTTCATACTTATTAGCAACCATCCATATAAAGAACTCTAATAAAGATTGGACTTTATCTGCATCGTATTTTGTTCGCACAGTGTTCTCCAATAAATAAAAGGGCCTAATGGCCCCTTTATTAGATCTATTAGTTATGTATTAGACTGGATGGCCTAGCTTTCGCAGACGCTTAGCCAATACCTCTTCATAACGCGATTGATGCATATACTGCTCTGTTAAGTCTTCCCAGTCATCAGTATTGATATTGTCTGGTTGGCCTTTCTGCAGGAATGCAGCAAGTTTAGTTGCACGTGCATTTACTTCGTTATATTCATCTTTAAGACGAGTTAAGAAAGTGCTTGCACGTTCTTTGTTGATTTGGTTATGTAATAGATATCCTTCCATTTGCCACAACTTATCAGTTGCTTTTCGTAATACGGCATCACGTGCGTATTTCGTGCCAAGTTCTAAATCGAAGTTGGCTGGATCTACAGCTTTAGAAATTGCTGTATCCAAAATGAATTGATTATCTAACCAAGCAGTAGCTTCTACATACGGTGTAGGAGTAGTTATGTGCTTAGTGTAAATAGTTACACGTGTAGTCAAGATATTATCAATATCATCTTGGGTGACTTTGTTACTCATTCTCTTCTTCCTCACGTTTAGCCATGGTTTGATCGATATGATCAAGGATTTGTTCTCTGGTCCATCTATTCTTTAAAGTAATAGCGTGTTTCCAGTCTGGATAAAACACATCAAGTTCTGCTCCAATACGTACTTTGTCATGCCAGATCTCTGGAAGTTCCTGCCATTCCATTTCTTCAATGAGATGATCATTTACGAATTTAAGTACATCTGGATCATCTTTGATGATGTAGTAAGATGCATCGTGAATTGGTGCAATCGGCATAATGTCGTATATATAAGGTGATTTCCATACCTTACGCATAAATGCAATCATGGATCTGTTATTTAACAGGCCATACGATTGACCAAGAGCGTTACCTACTGTACGACCTTCACCTGCTGCTGCACGAATTTGCTGACGCGAACCATGAACAGTAGCTTTAAGTAATGGTGCACGAATACGGAAGCCAAAGGCTAATTCTGCATAACCTTTACGAGATACCTCATTTAAACGTCTTTGAACGTATTCATCAGATTCTCGATATAACTCATGGTATTTTTCTTCAATATCAATAGCAGTCTCTTTATCGAAACCACATTGCTTTTGAAGTGCATGATTAGTACCACCATAAGTTAAGGCAAATGTAGGGGCCTTAGAATCTTGTCGTAAGTCTGGATACTTTTTCTTGATACTGTTGATTGATTCAACAGATTCATTAATATCAGGCATTTTCTCACGGAAGTAATAGAATGCACGTAGACAGTGACCATCATAACCATCAAGGTAAACCTTGAGCTTATTAGTATCTTTGGATAAAAGCGCAGAGATGTAATCCTCTAACGAGTTAAAATCTGCACCTACCATGATGTAACCATCAGGTGCACCAAAGATTAATTTGATTAAATCACCATAAGCAGAGTTACTAGGTATCTGTTGTAGGTTTGGATCTGATGACGATAAACGTCCAGATCGTGTACCGCCGATATTAAATGATCCATGTAAGTAACGCATACCATCTGCTTTGAGAATTCCACTCTCAAATGCAGGTATAAACGTAGACATGATCTTATCTACTTTGAAGAAGCCCACTAATGCTTTAAGCAGATCTAACTTATCTTGATCATTGGTGTGATTACATAAGTTTTCTAGTGTGTCCCCATCTACAGTAGGTTGACCAGTAGGGGTGTATCCTAATTCTGGTAATTCCATTACCTCATACAGTAGTCTACATAACTGTTTAGGACTGTTCGGGTTGAACTCTTTATCTTTGAAATGTGATAAAGGATGTTGTTTGGTTTTAAGCTTGGCATTAGCAGCATTCATTTCAGCCACTTGAATGAGGTGAGTTACCTCAGCTACATAGTGACTGCCATAAATGGTATCAAGATAACCATCTGCATAATCTGTCAAAGTTTGTTTAACTTCTTGGATACGCTCATCGAACATAGGCATACCATGTAATTCACATTGCAGTAATACTTTCTGCATTGGGAGCATGATTTGCTCATATACATCTAACTGGTCATCTCTGACCATAATTGGATAATACTTCTCTTTAACCCATAACGTAGTACAGGTATCTGATAAGTTATATCGCAATAAGTTAAATGGTTCGATTTTACGGATATCTTTGATATCTTCTTCTGCATAGTTGCCTGCGTAACCTTGGCCTAATGATTTCAAACCATAACTGGTTTCTGCTGTACTGTTTAAAGCACAGTAGGCAATGATCTTGGTGTCATCAAAGCATCGACATAATGTGTGAATACCGTGAATCATTCCTTTCTTATCCAATGGGTGTTCCATGAATAATTCATAGATCAGGATACGAAAGTCAAAGCTCGCATTATGTGCTACAAGCTTGCCTTGGTAGTCTTCAAAGAATTTCTTTAGAATCCTACGTACTGGTGCATTTATCCGCCGTGTGGCAAATAAACCTTCTTGTGGGTCAATTGGATAATAATCAATGAAGAATGCACAACCAGAGGTAATAGATTCAGCAAAGCTAATTGTTCCCAATCCTGCTTTGTTTAGTTTCAAACCAAAGGTTTCAATATCTACTGCTAGTTCATCGAATTGATGTAAATAAGCCAATTCTTCTTTAATGTCTTGGAAATCTATTGGGTAACGTTCATCAGTAAACTCGATACACGTTTCCTTAAAGTTTCCACCTACAACATTAATGAGTGCTGTAATGGATGCTTCAATTTTATCCTTTTGAGCAGGGTTATAAATTAATGAGCTATGGTTTAAACCATAAGCCACATTAATGTGCTCTAAGTCTTTATTAAAGCGACATGGAACAATATTACCTATATGTGGATCAGCTTTCTTTTCTTTGGTTAATGCCTTGAAATAAGCACTGTCTGCACAATAGATATGTTCCACTTCCATCTTAGCTAAAGCAGGTGCAATTAATTCAAGGTAATCCTTGATTAACTTAGCCGGGGCTTTATTGGAACTGTTGTACTGCAACTCGATAGCAATGATATCTTCTGGATTAATACCCGCTTCAACCATTGGGTCCACGTAATACTGTCTAATACCGTCTTCTTCTAAACTGGCTGTTTTGATTAGGATAGCAATAGGATATTTACGATTTGGATTTTTCCCAAAAGTGAGTGTTTTCATATTAAGTTTTTCACCGAAAGATACTTATGGACTTCATTCAGTATCGGTGCATAGTAATCGGATAATTCCTCACGTTCTTCATCACTGATGCCTTTGGCAGAAGCCAACGGAACGAACTCAAGGATTTCAAGAGCAGGGTGTAGCCCACTTGGTAGCATGGACATGAGCTCTTGGTGACTACTAGCACTTCTGAATATACGTGCTATATAGTGCCTCATTTTGGATCTGAAAACTTGGTAGTCTTGTACTAAAAGTTTATGGTACTCCTCAAAATCATTATGGAGTGATTTATCTAATGGAATTGAAAAATCACGTTGTTGAGTACGTGTGAGTCCTTTAGACGGATAGAACTCGCGCTTATATTGGAAGCATAAATAACGATTACCGTGCTTAGCATTATTCTTTTTAAGGAATGAATGCACTGCACGCTCCATAGCGTTATTAACTGATGTATCTAACAGATCAATGATCTTATTACTCAGTGCTCCACGTAGATTCATATTAGCCATGATCTCCTACCTAGAATGGTACATTGGAACAGTACAGCTTACGGTGTAATCGGCAGTCAAATAGAGGATCTAATAAGACTGCCTTACCTTCTTGGTTAGTCGCAAAGTTACTACGTTTGTACCCATCGAAGTTATAACCACTATTGGCACTAATCATGCCTAACTGTTCATAGAACAAATAAGCAGGTGAATCGATTTCATGCTTCTGTTTAACCAACTCCATATATTTTTCATAATAGAGTTTCACATCAGCATGACCATAACGGTATGAACCCTCAATAATGCCCTTGAATTCGCGCACAGCGTAAGCGGATTCTTTAGGTGCATTCGTAAGGGTGAACTTGTTATATCGCTCTAAGCGGTAAAGAGATATGTCTAAATGGGTTTCTAGGCCCATGTCAGGTCTAGCTATATCCATCTCAGATAAATGTTCATAGTCATATACATTAGGTAATGCAATATGAGGATGTTCATCTTCTGGCATAGATAAATAGAACTCACGGTAGGCATTGCAGATAGAGACTTTAATACAACGATCTGGTCCGTCTGCATAAACAATTGAAAAAGCACCTTTGCCTATAATTGGTAGACGGCTAAGGTAGCTATGTTTCTGACGTAGGTACTGTGTTACTAAACCAAGAGGACTCATAACTCTCCCGTGAGTATGATTCGTTCCCGTGCTCGGCTAATACCTACATATAACAATCTGGCTAACAGGTCTTGGTCTTTACAACCATGAAAGTCATCCAGATCTATAAACACAGTGTCGTAGGTACTGCCTTGGGATTTGTGAATGGTACACGCATATACAGGACGTAGATCTACCCAAGATTGGTCTATCTTATAGAAGTCGCTACGCTTCGTTTCAAATAGCTTTTGCTTGGTTTTATCGATATCTTCGTGATTAGCAGGCATGAATACATCAAGGCCATTGCCTAATGTCATTTCATATCCTGGAACACCAAACTGAGTTGCTGCTTTAACACTACGAATAAATACGATTTGATCTGTCTTGATATTACGTATTGGATTTTTTAGGTAGCGGTTAGATACCGCATAGTCGCCCGGTGCGAAATTAGGCGTACTACTTACATGTTCTTTAATCATCTGCCCTACACGTATGGCAGTTGCATTTCGCCAACATAGAAACTTAGCCTGAGAATGTGTATAAGATGTGTCTGTGAATACACGTAGCATAGCTGCGTTAAATTCATTTTTATCCATGTGGATGATGTGAATATCATCTACTTCTGGATTAGGTAATGGACCACCTTGTACATACTCTCTGAGTTTTCTTGAGAAGTCTTGAATGGGGTTATCGTCTGCTTGACGCATAATCTGAGATAGAGTCACAGAATCTAGTGAATCGTCAAATGCAGGTGAGTAATCTAAACCTACTGGTGTTAATTGCTCAGGATCTCCCATAAATACAATCTTGCATTTCTTGGTTTTAGCAAGCAGATATTCCATAAGGATTTCATCGATATAACTAGACTCATCAATAACAATTAACTTGTTAGTGAAAGTCATGTTTTTACGATCTGCTAAGACTTCCTTACCATTTTCATAAGTAAGGGTTAAACCAAGAAATGAGTGTATTGTTTTGCATTCTTGCCCTAATGATGTTTCTAGGGCTTCTACTGCCTTGTTGGTAGTTGCAGTGAATACCAAGTCATGTGGTACATGCTTTGGATTTAATGATTGAATGCTTTTCTGATATTGATGGAACTTCTCTAAGAAGGTTCGCATTAATGTAGTTTTACCTGTACCAGCAGCACCCATGATACATAGGTACTTCTGGTTAGGATCGCCAAGTAATGCGATTAATTTGGCTAAGGCAATTTGTTGATCATTGGAAAGCGTAACGCTCATTGACCTTATCTGCCCATGAATTTGTCAATATCAAAGTGTGCGACTTCACCGAAATGGGGTTTCCAGGTCGGGTTGTCATACACCACCCAAATTACAGGTTTACGTGGGTCCCAAGATTTATCATGACAGAAGTAACCATCAGTAATAATTACTAATGCTTTAGCTTGGTTTTCACGATAATAATCTAGGACTGGTAATACATCTGTACCACCGCCACCGTTATATGTAATTTTCTTGAAGTCTTCCAGACTATAAACTACATCATGTTTTTTAAGTTCATGGTCGAACTGGTATACCCCAATACATTCAGGTGTGAATGCCTTGAAGATACCTGCTACTTCGCTAATGAACTTTTCAAGCATGATTTCATCTACTGAACCTGATACGTCAATAGCAAAGTCAATTTGTTCTAAGTTTTCACTATAGAGACTTGGTAGATACATGCCATGTGCTAAATGACGGCGTGATGGACGAGCCATAGAGAAATCATTCTTTGCACGTCCTTCTAAGAAGTTACGTAATAATTTCTCCCACGGTACAGTAGGATTTGTGAGTTCTTGATAGCGGCGTAATAGTTCACCGGGAATATTACCTGCAGCATCATTACCTGCGTTCTGTGCTGCTACAGTACCGCTAACAATTAGATCATCAATAGCTTCATTGAGATCTTCTAACTGTTGATCAGTCAGGTCTTCACCAATATCATTATGATCTGGTTCAGGACGTGGTTTACTTGGATTAGCCATAGCATCTTGGAATAATTCAAAGTACACATCATCTGCAGTACGATCATTAAAACGAGTATCGAATAATGCAGTCTTAGGACGTTTGAATCCAAGCTTAGTAAGCTGACCATTAATTACATAGTCACATGCTACGTTCCACATCTTATGGTCACGTCCATTGACACGACCTAGATGTTTATAGACTACGTGCATGAGCTCATGCATCATGATGAAGGTTGTTTCCTTCTGGTCATAGTCTTCAAGGAATACTGGATTAAAGCGAATAGTACGACCATCTGTACATGCGGTAGGAATACGCATATCCAAGATGATCTTTAGCTTTAATAGTATTGATGAGAAGAATGTGAAATCAGAACGATTTAATAATGCTGTCTTGGACATCAAGATCTTCTGATTAGCACGATCTTTAATATCAGGGTCTACATCGTGTATACCCTGTTTCTTTTCTTCGATTGGATCTGTCATAGGTCTTTGTTCCAGTCACCAGGTAATTGAGTCCAATCACCTATTAAGTTAAGTCGGGCAGTTAAATGATTACAATAATTATCTAAGATCTTATTGTTTATCTTGCCCATGATTAGTCTGTTCCATTGTGCTTTCTTTACATAGAACAGGTTTGGTCTAACAAAGGTTAGGTTCGAGTTATTCTTACCCGGTATGAAATAAATTGTTTGAGAGATGTCTTCACAAAATTCATATTGGTAATAAAACGGGATACCTGCTGCATAAAGCTTTACAACGAAATCAGGATACTGTTCATCTACAGGTGAATACTTTAACGCAAAGTCATCCCATGCAATGTTTGAATTTTCTAAACAAGCAGGGACTCCATCAATATGACGATCAAAGTACCGTTCTAAGGATGAAACCATAAAACGAGGTACTGTAATGTATGCTTCGTTCATTACTTGAGGAAGCTGGTTTCGTGCTTCATCAGTAAAGTGGTTAAATCGGTGTGGAATAGTGTTGCTCATATTTATTACCAATAAGAATGGGGCCTAAGCCCCATGTGTTTAGATTTCAGCGTTTAGTAGGTTAATGTTGTCATTAATCCATGTAGTGAATTCTGGAATAGCCATAAGGCCCGGATTACGCTTAGCAGCGTCACCTGCCATTACAACTTGGAATTCTTTACCTAAACGTGATGCGTATTGGATAATTGCTTTACCGTTGTTTTTATCCATTTCTGTAGCCAGTACACCTGCTAATGCATATTGATGTCCAAGACCATCCGGTACTGGTGTTTTGATTGGATCTTTAACGATGTCAGCAATAGATGGAATTTCTGTATAGTAATCACAGAAGCCAAGGAACTCTGTACCACGACCATTACCAAGTGCACCTTTAATAAGTAACTTGGCTGCAGCATCAATTTCACCTTCCGACTCTTTAAGAATATCGTTTACGAATTCCATAGTACGACAAGACGAGAAGTTGATATCACCATGGTTAGGTTTGAATTCAGTAATTGCATCTGGTTTCCAGTTCACATATGAAGTGATACGGATATCCCAATTCTGTTCTGCAGCATAATCAATGAATGATTGTTTATCCGGTGATACAGGAATAGTAATCAAACGGTTTTCTAATGCAGTACCTAATTGTGATGCAATTGCACCATCTTCTTGACGGTTGCCTGCACAGACCATTGCTACTGATTCATGTAGTTTATGACCACATACAACACGATCCAAAAGGATCTGATAACAAGCCGCTTTAACCAATGTAGGTGCAGAAGTTAATTCATCAAAGAAAATTAACCAACCTGAATAAGTAACAGGCTCCATTACTTTGGTTTTACCGTCATCTTCAAATAAAGGATTACCTTTATCATCATATGCCTGTTGCATAAGTGGTTTACCTTTGGAATCTAATTTCACAGGTAAGTCATCAAAGCCTTGTAACGGGAATTTGGTATTAGGTAAGTGAGCTACACGTGTAACTGTTTCACCTGTTAATGGGTTTGTACTTTGTACAAAGTTAGGTAGACCACCTAAATCTGTTGGGTCCATTGTTGATAAACGAATGTCAATCAACTTTAGATCTAAACGATCTGCTAAAGCATGAATGATTGCAGATTTACCAATACCCGGTTGACCAGACAAGTGTGGTACTAATCCTGCAAATAGAGCACGTTCAATTGCAGTTACAAGAATTTCGTTTTTAGTTGCCATGAGATTGAAGTTCCTTCAATAAAGTGTTTTGAAATTGCATTAATAATGCGAAGGTTTGGTTTACATCAGTAAGAGGTAGGTTAGCTTTAATTTCTAACCATGCGTCTTCAAGACTGTCTGCAGTCTTATAGACAGGATTCGGTTCTGCTTTAAGCGGTGTGTGTTTAGTTGCCATGATTTAAATCTCGATAAGTACCTCGGCTATTTTAGACCGTGATTAGAATACTCACTGAATAGGTTGTATACGGGATTTGTGTTGTTATTGGTTATATCTATTCCTAGATAGACAATTAAACCAATCAGTAACAACACAAGAATAAGTAAGACAAGTATGTAATGCTTGAACATATCTACCTCTCGTTGCTGTCCTGCCTTCTAGCAAGGGCAAGATAAGCAGATATTAATATTGTGGATTACTCCAAGGGACTAAGGGAACGGAGTTCCCCTATCCACGTCCACGTTTATTTACTGCATTTTTGTAGGTAGGGGAAGCTATTAAGTTGGCTTGTGCTATTGCTTCATCAAATTGATTGACTTCTACAAATAGCTTTTTGAATAACCATCCTTCTGGTTTTTTACCATTACCACTGTGGGGGATAATTCCGGGAATGAAATTAGATTTGGTTTTGAACTCTACATTTAAATTACGTGTACTAACATATACCGCACCTGCAATTTCAGAGTCTATCCCTTCTAAAAGATTCCATATTTCTATCTCAGATATAATGTTTCTAACTGCAATAGATGGTATACCTAAATTTAATAGGTATTCACTTATGTTTTTAAGTGGTATGGATGGTAGGATAAATACAGCAATCACTAATATATCGGGTTTCATAATATGATCCTTATACAGAACCAAGAAGATTAGCTTTAGCTTGGAATTCAGCCCAAGTATTAAAACTAACTACTGCGTACTTTTCCTTGTTTAATACTTCTGGATAATCATATGAGACACCTACATGTCCTCTCTTACCTGAAAAGGTAAGATATTGGATAAACTGATCTTCTCTATGCAGTGCTCGAATGATCCTTGGTATTAATTCAAATGGAAATCCAAAACTAAATAGTGATGCTTCGGTATGGTTTCTATCGATGTTATCTATACGAAATACACCTATGATTACTTTATTCTCCATAGTTAAAAATCCTATAGAGGTATACCAAGTAAATTGGCACGGGCTGTTAAGCCTAAGTAATCATCTACAACCACACTAATTACTTTAGATAAGCTAGATTCAGATTCGCTATCCTCTACATAACGTCCTTGAGGCCAGTATGATACAAACTTAGCTTCTCTGGTTTGTGGATTAATCATTAGAGTGCCACTAAAGATACACTGTCTGGAATATGGATTAAGATTATCTTTTCCTTCATTAAAGACAAATATAACTCTGCTTTTAAGTAAATCAGGGATATTCTTTTCATGTATCCAGTCTTCTATTTGATTAAAGTTAAGACAGTTAATATGGAATAAACCAATAATTTTAAGAGGTTTATCTTTCATATCTTTGCTCCTAGTAATCTGCCTTTAGCGATTAATTCAGGATAAGTTTCAATAACTACAAAATACGTAGTATATTCAGGCATCTTAACTACATCGTCTGTACCATACTGTCCTCTTTCATTTAACTTAGTGAAAGTAATCTTGTCATTAAGTGCAAATATATAAAGAGTCCCATAGACTAAATCATCAGGATGTTTATAGAGCCTTAATACATTTTCCATGGCTTCATTAAAGTAAGCACTAGGTAAATGCATAGCTGTTAGTACGTTGTGGATATCACATGCAGGCACGCCTTTAATTAGTTTGACACCACGTATAAAGACAGGAGTAGATTTCATTAGGTAACTCCTATCTTAACTTTTGTGTTACCTTGAGCATCCTTTATTTCGATACTGTCACTATTGATATAAACTCTTTTTAAGGTGTCATGTATTTTTATACCTGCTAAATTAAGACGTGCTGTAAACTCATTCCAATGATTAAAATCAAATAACATCCATTTATCATTACTAAATATATGAGGATATTTATCATGATATAAAACACGGCTATTATTTGATTCAATGGTTATATACCCCATTAATGCGTTCTTTTCTACTAAACGCATAATGTCTGTAACGATGTTGTATGGGAACCCACGATCCAATAATGTAGATATGGGGTACTTATCTTGTCTTATTGAATCAAGTAGGAATACTCCAACTAATATCATTGTCGTCATCCTTCTTTAAGCCTAAGAGTTTTTCACGTGCTCTGATTTGATCCCAATGAGTGATCTTAATAGTTATTACCTTAGTACCATTACGGTGCGTGGTTTCACTACAATCAGGGATATTTTCAATGTAGCGGTCAACATCTACGTGTTCTATTGGAATACGTAAAGCTGTTCCCATTTCTTCATTAAATCTAAAAGCGCATGTGATTTTTGTTGGATCATTAGGATTAAGATTTACACGTCCAAAATGCATTAATGCGGTTTTTTGAAGTTGATGTGGTAAATCTAAATCAGTGATCATTTTCCAAATCTCAAAGAGATTTTTATCACGAACTATAAGAAGCCCTTGTAATATTGTTTTTGCCATGTGACCAATTCACCTGTATTCCGAGTAAAGTTAATTTAGCGGGGAAGTTATCTAGTGAACGTCTTGAACCTGGTAATACTACTGGTTCAGTAAACGTATACTGTCTACCTTCATTTAAGTAGTCTTTAGGGTCTTTATCTAATGGGGTTAGATAAGCTTTAATTGATCCATCTATGATGATAAAAAACAGTTGGTATCTTGTTTTAGATCCTCTTATTTGTCCTCTGCAATCTGTTAAGTGAATACCTAGACTGCTAGCAAATGCATAGATATCTGTATCAATATTCCTAAAGAATTTAAGTAATACAATTTGTACTTTTGACACGGTTTACTCCTAAGTCCTAAACCATTAAAAGGCACGGAGTGCCTTATCTACCTAATTGCTTAGCTCTTGTTTCAAAGTCTCTTGAGTATTTCTTAGGGTCTTTGTATGGAGGTGGTTTAATACCTATGAGATTACCTCTTGCTATAATTTGTTCGTAGTTATCTGCATAGATATATAGATTGCCACGGGATGTAAAAGGGATCTTTTCTTTCCATTCTTGTTGAATGGGTAAGGTTTGAATATGCACCCTATCGTTAGCAACGCTATAACTAATATAAGTAATCTGTTTCCAGAAGTTATGATTTACTAATCCTTTAACTTCATCACATAAATGGGTAGGGAATCCAAGTTCTTCTAGTAATTTAGCTACTTGGTTAAATTTATATTTACCTTCGGGTAATAGTATGTATCCACATACATTGGTTACTTGTTCTGACATGTGATACCTCAAAAAATAAAGCTACCCGAAGGTAGCTTATTTGTTTGTGATTAGATTAACAGATAGGGTAGTTTGCTTGGCGTATATCATTAGCAAGATTAGGATCTAACTTAGCATAGTTTGGATTAGTCCCTGTAATTTGCCATAAGATACAGTTAAGAATTTCTGACTCAGCAAGCTCAGCCATAATTTCCTTATACCAGTAACGTACCGTATCGCCGTGGTTAGGGTGACAACGGAATGCATCATGAACTGTTAATACTTGGCATGGTCTGAATTCAAGCATTTTAGTTAAGATACGGATAAGTGTTGCAATGTGCCAATCATCTAACTGATTAGCTGTTTTGGCTGTAACCAAAGGTAGAATAGAAGTATCTATTAGGTGCATAGCATCAGTTACTTCTAAGTGCTCTGCCAATCTACCAGTAGCTTCTTCTTTGGTTAGTTCATTACGATCACGAAGTTCTTGAGTACGTTTTAAGATACTCAATTTGTTCTTGATCATTTTAGGGTTGTAGTTACAACGGCGTATGATATTACGGAGTAAGTAAGCATCTATTGAGTGGATAGTATTAGCCACTAAGCTAACACCACGTTTAGATCCTTCATTCTCTTTAATGTATGTTGTGAATGTTGCATGGTTGAGCTCATCCACTTCGATACGTACTTCCTTCTTCTCCATTACTTTAATATTAGTAACGAAGCCATCAGGTAATACCCATGAATGTGCTAATGCAAATGGTTGCCATGCATTAATCAGGATATCCATTAGAGTGAATGCACCTTCTGCTTTATTGAAGCAAGCTTCATAAAATACTTCTAATGTTTCACCTTCACCAAAGATTTCTTTTGGTGTTGCACGTGATCCATAACCAGATGTCATTACTGCATCTTTAGCATCTTTACGTGGGATCTTGATTTCATCAGCACCACGTGATTTAAAGATTGCGTTCATTTCATTAGTGATCTCACCATAACCGTCATAACGTTTGTTAATAGGTAATAGGTTAGTAATCTCTGCTCCCTTTCTGCATCCAGTAATAGCAGACATAATCTGAATTCCTGAATTGGTTGCATCAAGTGAAATGAGATGACCTGTATCTTCACCTCGCTGTACAGCACGGAGTGCTAACACAGCTTTGATATATGCACACTTATCTTCTGAGACTTCATCCAATAGTTCTTCAAGTTCATTAACATGATCTTTAACCCATTGGATACGGTCTTCAAATAACTCTTTGTCTAAGCCAAAGGCATTAGCGATATCGATGCATAAGTATTCTATAGGTAGATATGACTTGAACATTAAAGGAATCCTTTTACTGATTTGTAAGCCGCAATGTAATCACGGCATAAGTTATAACGAGCTATAAAATCTAATTCCTCATGCGGAAAGATTTCAGGCATATTAGGTAAACGGTCTGCATAATTTATGGCTTTAAGGAAGTCAAATGAATGTACTATTTGTCCATTATCCATATCTGTATAGAAGCGTACTAACCTCAGATCGTACATATGTTTAGCATTGCGACTTTTATTTAATGAGATATTAAATTTAAGATGATCGTATAAAGCAGTGCTCATATACACATCAAGTCTTGCCACTATTGGATGCTCCATATAAAGCCTCATATGCTGCTTCATAGTTTTTAGATAAACGATATCTAGCTATGTAAGCAGGTTCATCTTTTATGGTTATTTCTGGATAAATGTTTCTATCCTGAGTAGATGCCCATGATACAAATATCATTGCAGGGCCTACTAATCTTACGATAATGCAGTGACCATCAAGGCGTGCATCACTAAATGGATTGCCGTGCATGAGATGGTCGTATAACTCAGTATGAATAATAACAGCCGTACCATTAGAAGAATCCTTCTGGTACATCGATTTTCTCCTTACGATGTAGATCTAGGATAGCTTTCTTAAAGCTAGTACCCTGTGGGTTGATATGATGGCCTTGAGAATATATACGACCTCGCGTATCTACTTTATGAGTAAGATAGAATTGGTTTCCTTCTTCTATCATCAGGTCGTATAGAGCAGTAGATTTACGGACGTGATCTTCCCAATTGAGTCGCTTTTGCGTACGTGCATTCATTAACTCAATTTGAGTCATTTGTTCTGCACCCTCAATCTCGTCTAGTTCACTTGTTGGTTCTTCAAGACAGTATTCACGGAATTCTTCATTGATAGCCAATGGAACAGAATTCATGATGTTGAGTACATCTAAGCAGATATCATATTCATGATGTTTATATGATCCACCTAGTATTAAAGATTCTCCTTTTATGGTTTGGTAGCCTGAACTACGGTTATGTTTAAGCTTATTAGGCTTGGTTATCATTGGTGGCATATACATGGCACGATCAGCGATTTCTTGAGTTTCTTCATCTAACTCAAAGTTACACTTAACATATCGTTGTCCACGTGGGAATGGTTGATAGATATAGAAGAATCCAGAATTAGCTAATACAGCTAATATCTCTGCAGCTAAAGTGATACCTTGTTTGGTATCAGCAAAGCCTAGTCCCATACCAATCTGTGAAGCCATACTTGCTAATGCAGTGTGGCCTTTAACAGATATGATACGGGTATAGATTTCTTCTACAATCTTCTGAATATTCATTCCCTTTAATGCATCAATGCGTTGTTGCTTGGTATCGTATTTAGCAGGTACGTTAGTCCATACCTCTAATAGATTGATACCACGCTCAATCATTTCCATGGTTTCAAGATTCTCAAGCAACATGTCATAGATATGTTCATGTGCATGCTTCTTAGAGAACATTACTTCCAATTCAGCTTGATACATTTAGGTACTCCTAATTCTAAAGTTTGTTTACGAATTCGATTAAGGCATCCAATACATGTTCGCCTTCACCTAAGTTAAATACAGGTATTAGATTGGTATCCAATACACGTATGGTTTGACCGCTACCGCCAACACAAGCACCATTAGGAGTCCAACAGACACCAAAGAGACTCTTTGTATCTTTGCTATCTAAGCCTAGTGCTATGTAGCTGTTACGTGCATGTAGTTTACGAACCTTCTCATTACATGCTGACCAGTTAGGATGGTTAAGGAATGCCACTTCATAAGCGAATGCTTTAGGTTCTGACATATCAGACTCATATCCGTTAAACCCTTGCCATGGTAGATAAAGTTCTACAGTGCTCGGATTTTGGATATTAGTAAGAAAGGCTTCATCTGCTCCACTGGCTCCGCCGTTACGCATAGTGAAGCCCATTGCTTCTAGTTCACCACCAATCATAGCCATGATTTCTAGTACATCATCTGGTGTATCTCTCGAACCGAAGGCTGCATAAGGTTTATACGGTTGTTGATGTTGCATCGGGTGCTCCTTTGTATTTGGCAATTACAGTTATATGTAATGGACCGGATCTTTGGAATAATGGGCAGATACTATGAGATACCACTTCACCCTCAGTTTTTGAGACTATCTCTAATATTGAATTTAGAGTTGTTCTTACTTCTGAAAGGCCATCTGCGATATCTTGATACACTAGGTATTTATCAGATTGGCTCATCGTCTCTTACCTTATGGATTTGAGTAAGTTCTTTGAACCATTCTTCTTGTTGAACATGGTCAAAGGTTGGATTGGTTACTTCATCTATAAATGAATGAAAGATAAGAAAGTAGGTAGCATTGGGTAAATTCTTACCTAACAATGTACACATACCTTTAATCTTACGTAGCGCGTTAATGTCGTATTGTTTGGTTAAATGGTAATAACGTATGCCTAGCACTTTAATGCTTCGGGTAGCGTGTCTATCCATTATTGCTTGGAATGCTTCACGGTCTATTGGTACAGATCGCTTATGCTCATACCCGAATAGGGTACGTACGTAGATGTGGATCATATATACCTCAATACAGTGGATAACAGATAAGTGGGCTTTGCATATTAAGCGTATCTAAGCTGCGGAATTCATTTTCAAATGAACCCCAACAATTAGGTATACACTCTCCATTAATGTCTTTAAGATAGCCAATGTAATATGTAAGCCGTTCACCTGTTTTTTCTGATTTATGGGTAATGAAATCTAAATGAATTAGATCATCCTCTTGTCTAATTAACATGGGTACTCTCCAATAAAAAACCCTAACCATTACTGGCTAGGGCTTCTTATATATTTCAGTGATTATTCAGCAGGGAATGCAGCTTCCAATGCAGAGAAGTCGAAATCGATTTCAGCATTAGGATCACGTGGACGACCAATTTCAAATTGAATTAATGCACCTAGATGCTCTGCAGTTAATTGTTCTGAATTAATCAATTCAATTAAGCGTGCATGTACCGGATTATCTAATGTTAATCCAATACCCTTGTCACCTAAACGTGAACGTTCGCCATTTGATAATGGTAAGAACATATTGATATACATCACTGGTGCACTTACTTCACGTTGCATTTGTTGTTGTTGGTTATAGTGATTCGCTGCTGCTGCACCCCGACCAAATGCTTGACGTGGAGTAGCTACAGTTACTTGACCATTTGATACTTTACGAAAACCTGACATGATTTTTCTCCAATGAGATTAATTTAAATATAGGCATTATTGCCATGTTTAAGCGGAGCGTCCTTTGAAAGAACGCCCTTGCACAATGGACCTACCGAATGGGTTTTTGGAAGTACGATCTAAATGAAAGGATCTATCGTGACGATCTTTTCATTATCTGTTTCTACTTTAAGGGTTATTGTTTCTGCAGCCATGAGTTGAGCTAACTGACTACCGTTAAAGAATTTCTTTTCTAACTGTTCAATCAAATTAGGTGGTATGTATTGGCTTTCAATATCTTTTAACATTTGAGTCATTAACTCTTGTTGAAAGTTTGATTTACCACTACCACGATTCATGAATAAAGATTTACCTAATGCATCAGCAGAATGATCGTATAAATCAAAATCAGGAATCTGATATTTATAATTTAAACATGATCCTGCTTTACGGTTAGATTCCTCTAATCTTTCAGTTTTACCTATTAAGGCTAATCTGGCATTAATTTGATTGAGGTATGGATTTAAATATATAGAGCTATATCGCAATAATACATAAGGGTCTTTGTTCATGAGTTCATGTACTAATGCCTTAACACGTGAACCATAACGAGCATTTAAATAACGCTCTACATCAACCATATTAAGATCCATTACTAGATTAGTATATGCAGCATGTAATGCTTCTAGTAATGAACCTAATGATTGTGCATTTTGCAATTGTTGGTAGATATTAGGATGTCCAATTAATTGTTTATTAATTTGGGCTACTACCTTACTTGAAAGTGGTTTCATTGTACGATGTCCTTATGGTCTTGGAATACCACTCCAATAAGTATGAGTTTGGTTCCTACTTCTGGACTGATTACTTGTTCGTTTAGGTTGTATAGATTATGGAATCCATTTAGTTTCATTGGCTATTAGGTATTCCACGTTTAACGTCATAAAACGCATAGCGTGTTTTACGTGTGTATTGAGATGCATATAGCCAAGTATGTAGACCTACACCCATAAGATTTAATCTTGGGATAAGTGCACACTTTGCTGCATCATTTAGAAATCTAAATGGACCTAATACATTTAATATTTCTGCGGTGTCTGCTGCACTGAGTCCTTGGACGATGTGCAGATAGACAAGAGCAGAAATAGGTATATCCTCCCAATAAGGGATGTCTTCTTTATAGTCAATAGTTTCTGATTCAATACAGTAACGCATTAATGTATTTATCCAGTTATCTATTAACTGTATTTCACCCAATATTTCAGAGGTGAATGCATTAGTAGTTTGTCTGGATTGGTTAATATTTAAAAAATCATGTGAAATGTTTCTATTACCATATCTATTTAAATACTGTGGTACGTGATCAAGCAGATCTGGTTTGTTGTTTTGGATAATGTCAGCAGCTAATGTAATTAACCCTGCCATTTCTTTAACATATACATCAGGATCTTCTGATTTAGTTTTCATATCCATACCATCCTGAATGTGCTAAACAGATTTGTTTAAATGATTGGTTATTACCTGCTAGTTTGCTAAATGATTTAATACACTCATATATAGCAGCACGTGCAGGTGAATTAGATCGAAGACTCTTACCTAATGCTTTTTGTATTTGAGTTGCATGTTCCATATCCAATGGTCCACGTACTACCCATGCTTTTAAATAAATAGCGTATACCGCATATTTAATATTACGACTATGGGTATTTAATACAGAACGCATAGATGCAGCATTATAGTAATGGTTGATATTATGAAATCCTTCCATACCACCAAGGAAGTAAGGTTCAGCTAGTTCACCTATCTTGGCTACCACTTCTGGAAAGTGTTTATGGATTTCATTGAATGTACGTTGTATTTCATTCATGTGTTTGATTGCTCGTTTATTAAGGTTAATAGGTTCTTCGTATGGATTAGGCCATATTCTATTTTCTAATGTTCCATAATCCATACCTGCAGCTACATCCATGCCACTACGTAGGCTTACGCCTACTGGTGTCGATGTAGCTACTATTTTGGTACGTACAGGCCAGTTCTCTGCGATAGGTGTAGGTACACCTATAAACTTACCGTCTATAAGGTGTTTGAACCTAGCCATAAAATCATCATATTTGCTCATAGCAGTGATCTCTTGCGATATTGGGTATAAGTGTACCGATGACTCATAAAGAGCCACCAGTAAACGAAATGGAGCGCATAGAGCACACCGATAATTAACAAAGCACCAAAGACAACGAGAGTGTATACACCTACCAGTTGTCCTATTGGATGTTCTGTATGTTTATAGATAGCTACAACACCAATCCACAGTACACATAGGTGTAATGTGAATAAGAGGTGTTTAAATAGCTTAGGGTTGTACTTCATCGTTAGATACCTTACGAAGATGTTTAACAGTCTTAGACTGAGTTAATACCTGTTCAGTCCAACCTGAGATATGTGTTGGTTTCCAATCTGGTGTACAGGCCACAAGATTAGGCTGATTAGGGTTATCATGCTTCTTAAAGTAAGCAACATGATCATCCTTGAATGTGACGATATAACGCATGGTTATCTCCTAAGACATATTACAAATACAGTTGATTGATAGACGATTACACTTAGAGCAATGCTCAAAGATATGTAGATAATTAATCTTCATTACCGTCTTCATCATTGTCATTATCGAATGTGGATAACTGTGATGCTAAAGTTTTATAAGGTACTGCATCATCTTGATTATCAAATGTGGTTAGTGCAGGTGCATCATCTGTGTCTTGTTGACTGTTTAATGCGTGGGTTTTGAATATGTTATCTGTACTTTCTACAGATATTTGTTTAGGTATTGGATTAGAAGTAAATACGTCTAAGATGATTAATCCATGACATCGGTTGTTATTACTAAATGAATATACAACTTTAGGGTCAGTATCTAACTGTATTGCTTTACGTCCATAGTCACCAGCAATAGTAAATACTTCTAAAACTTTATGAACATTACCTTTGGTATCTAAGATCCATTTGCCTTTAAGATCTTCGATCTGTTCATTGGTCCACGATGCATTTGGACTAAGCATATTACGTACATAGTCTTTACCTCTACGTTCAAGAACATCAAGTAAAAGATTAGTATCTACATGTCCCCAATCATTACGATAGATCATATGAATGTTATCGATAGTTGATTGTGCGAGTGTATATTTAGATTGATATTGCATGGTTACTTACTCCAATTAATTACGTGTAACTTGATAGATTTCAAATTTAGATCCGTCTTTGGTATGACGGATGATTATCTTTCTAAGCATGTCTTTCATACGTTGATTACGTATGTTGATAAGCGGCATACCCTTACCATCCATAATGACCAGTACATACTTAGAGTTAGCAAGATCAATGTGATCTATAGGTGTTAGTTTCATAAATACTGTCCCAATCATTTGTGATTGTTTAGATATTAAAAAAGAGTCAATACGATTAAGTATGACTCTGTAGATTTGGTTAAAACCTTAATATTTATGGTTAAGTATATTAACTAAATTAAGGTTGTGATGTGTTTGATGGTGTTGTGGTTGAGTTAAGATGAATACGTAACTGTTCAGCAATAGCTTTGTTAGCTTCATCTCCACTTAAACCTAGTACAGTTCTAATACTGTAAATAGACTTACGCATAGCTTTATGAAAGCCTTCTAAGTCTTCGCCCATCTTACGTGCTTCCGCTTCGGTAAGATGTTCTAAGATCCAGTTATCATCACCTAGTTTCTTAATGATCTCTGGTAGTGTTGCGTTTGCCATGATCTACTCCAATTAAATAAGTTACTGTGATTAAAGCGAATATCATTAATATGATACTCATAATACTGTTGATATCGAGATGTATGGTCATTGGTTAGTTCATCCTGTTGTGTTGAGTTAATGTAACTGAACTATTGACAGAAATGCACATGGTGATACCCTGCACCCGTAGGGTTCAATTAAGGAAAGGAAAAATGAATCTATAATATATAACTATATATAAATATATTAATATAATAAGTATATAAGTTATATATTATTAAGTAGCCTTATCCCTACCACCATGTGCGTAGCACATGCTTACTTCCATATCTTAATAAGATTAAATGTAGAAGTATTTACATGTTTAGAAGTACATAAAGTTAAGGTAATAATCAGTTGATTACGTCCTATTGTTTTAACTTTAGATAGTTCATTGTATAGATCAATAATGATAGCTCTCTCTAACATTTTGTTAGTAGATACATCTTTATTGCCATAGTATTTAGCTTTGATTAGTTCAATGATTACAACACTACTAACTGTAGTAGAACCATTGAGAAACATAGCTTTAAGTTCATCTATGATATTTAAATCATATACTGTAATCAGAACATCAAGTACATATTTATGTGCGTTGATTAGTTTGTAGTGATTACTCTGTTTAGTGTAAAAATTAGGAATAATAGAATTTACACTGTCTCTATCAATTACACTTGTAAGAGCGTTTTGTAGAGATTGAAATTTAATAGACATAATTAACTCCTAGTACATTTACATGTACATTCATGAAAGTGAGTGATGTGATTAATTACTATTAGGTAATTAGGGATGAGAATGAATAAGTTGAGTAAGATCAAAGTTAATTTTAAATTTGTTAAAACTACTAAGATTACAAGTAAAATTAATTACTTACTCATGTATTACTTCATATCAATAACAATAAATATGATGAGTAATATGAGGATGGATACTGTCAATACATTGAATATATACATATCTTACTGTCCTATGATAAACCTAGATGTACACCATATGATGTACACCTAGTTGCACTGTTAATCGAGATCAATCCCTAATGCAGCAGCTTGTTCATTTAGCTTAGCCATTAACTGATTATGTTTCATGGTATCTGCAATAGTTTGTTGTTCACGAAAGTTCTCTGACTTATCTGCTAATACACCTGTAATGTTTTCACCTGCCATTGCTAGGTTGTTGACCATAGATAGTGATGAGACAGTAGTTTGCATGAGCATACCAAAAGCATCGCCTAGTCCAGCACGTTTAGGTTGAATAGGTTGAGCTTGAGTAGTAGCAGTAGTTTGAGTAGCTTTAGTCATGAGTAATCTCCTAAGTTGACGTTGATATAAGCCTAGTTCTAGCGTGAGCGTTTGTGTAATGTGTAGTCCATGAAATAAGCATTCTTTTTTGTAGAGTGATATAGGGGGAGGGTATTTCCGATTTGTGTAAGCCAGACCCCAAGACCTACTGT